TCCAATATTCAATGTGGCGGCCGCAGAATTATTCAGTGTTCCATTTACATATATTTTTAAACTTGCACCATCATAAGTACAAGCAATATGATACCAAGTATTAGTTGATAAACTTGTGGTTGTATAAACTCTAGTTGAAGTACTGCCATCAGCAATATTCCAACACAATGTTGAAGCTGTATTATTACGACATAAAGTTGCACGAGATTGATTCCAACCGGTTCCATCTGCTATACTCATTAAACAATCATAAGAAGAGTTCCAAGAGGATATATTAACCCAACAAGCAAAAGAAATAGCTTTTGAATTTAAATTACTAGTTGAAGGCAGAGTAGTTTGAATTCTTTTACCAGAAGCAAATTCATAGCATCCACCTAACTTCCCTGCTGAATTAAACGTTGCTCCATTATTTGTAACTGTTACATTATCCAGTCCTTGTTGTCTCAAGTCTTTTGTTAAGGGAAGCCAAACTCTAAGGCTCATCGTACAATCCCTCCTATATTTCAATCCGTATACTTGCGGCGACCGCATACCTCATGTGTTTCGACGTATGCGGGCCCGCGCAGTGTACATATTTCACTTAATTTAATTATATCATAAACCTATATATAAGTCAAATTTCATATATAGGTCTTTACTAAATAAAAAGAGCCGATAAATCGACTCTTTATTTATATATTTATGCAAAACTAAATACAATAGCTTGTAATGAATCTTCATATCTCATTTGACATTTAGCATTGCTCATACTACTACTAGTAGTCATTTCATAACCAGTAGAAATAATTTGACCAGTAGTATTAATTTTAACTGTATCGTGTGAATATGTTTGAGGATTTGCTGCTTGAGAAGTTGCCCCTATTAAGAATAATGCGCTGTCTGTATTGGTTGACCCCGCAGTATTTTTAGTATCTGTAAATACAGCCCCACTAGGAATACTAGAAGCAATTGTATATCCATTAAAATTTGCAGCCTTAATACCTGCTAATGCAGAATTGCCATTATCAAAAACATAATTATTTATCTTTGCATCTTTTGATCCATCTGACCAAGCATATCCAAAATATAAATCAGTTGCAGAAGAAGGTTTGGTTGCAACATCAAATCTAATTTCATTACTTGCTACAATTTTTGGATAATAACTATAAGTTGCTGTAGTTGCTGTAGTTGCTGAGGTAGCTGTTGTTGCATTGCCACTAATAGAAATACCCCAATTACCAGAAGCACCAGTCCCATCTTTTTTAACTGTATAATCTGTATAATTAACTTCAGTTAAAATATATTTCCACTCACCCCAATCAGATGTATTATCTGTTGAGGTCGCTCCTCTAACCATTGGTGCAGGATTATCTTTATTATGTCTTAAATAAAATTGCGCTGCCCAGCCACTATTATCCCAATGATAAGTTGTAATATATCCATCACCAGCTGGTGGTTTATGTGTGGTCATAGAACTACTAGCTAAACAGAAATGTACTTTAGATAAATAACTTGGTGTTAAATAATCAGCACTAGCAGCACGACCCAAGGAAGTTATATAACTATTAGTTGTAGCTATGCTCCAAGATTTTTTGCTACCTGCACTAATACCTGTAGTATCTCCAGTAAGTGTTACTGTTGCATTCGAACTAAATTCAGTTGCACTAGATGCGTTACCAGTTAAAGCACCACTAAATGTAGTCGCCACTAATTTTGCTGCAGTAGTGTCAAAATATACACCAGTTTCAGCTACAGATTCAACCGCCTGATTGCTAGACGTTGGCGCAGTTGTAGTGCCTAATAAATATGCCTTAGTTGTACCGCGCGCCTTCATATTAACTTTTGTATCGGTATTGGTATATGAAGAAGCAATTGTAACGGTACCACTATCATTTGTAATAGTAACATTAGAACCTGCTTTTAAGTTCAATTTTCCAGTACTTGTACCTGTACCTAATATATCTGTTCCATTTACTTGTATCGCACGCCATGTGTTATCATTATTATCAGTTCCCCAGGTCGGCACCCCATTAGCAAGTTTTAAAACTTGTCCATTAGTTCCCGCTTCTAAACGCACCGGTGTTCCACTTCCAGACCAATAAATTATATCACCCTTTTTTGTGCCAACTGATTTAGCAATATATTTATTAGCAATTGTTGTCTTAGTTGTTTTACTTGCTTCACTTGCATCATAAGTTGCATATTGTGCATTAGTTGCATTGGTTGCGGAAGTAGCTTCTCTAGCTGTAATTTGAACCTCTAAAACTTCAGAATCAGATTCTCCTCTCCAAATTACTAATTTACCAGTATTCTGACCATCTTTAAACTCATTAGTAATATTAGTAATTTGTTTTGCATTTATAACATTACCAAGCCCCACATCACTATTACTTATAGTTACATCAGAAGTCAATGCATGTCCAGCCACTTTTCTACTGCTCGGCACGGCATCAGTAATCCCATAACCAGATAAAGTAGTTGGCTTACCACTAGTAATTTTACTCCAAGCTAGTCCTGGAATATCCGCTGCTACTAAGCTTCTGAAAGTAGGCGCGGCCGCATCTCCACTTGAAGGCCCCGCTAATACTAAATTCTTATTCTGATTAGAAAATTTAATTGTAGTATTTAATGTTGTGTTTGAAGCCGTACTAGTTGTGGAAGTTAAAGGACTACTCGCTTGAACTCTAACACTAGTTACAGTACCAGTATTACTCGTTTTCGAATTCCAATTGCTAATATCGTTACTAGTAATACTATGTGCCGCACTTGCAACAAATATTGGATCGGTTTCCGTATATGAGGTTAAAAATGTGCTTCCTTTTGTAGCAGTAATTGCCCCATTGGAAGCTGTCATCGAAGTAATTGCATTACCATTACCAGTTACAGTAATAGTAGTAACCGTATCTGTAAACTTTGGACTACTTCCAACTGCAACTCCATTTATTGTATTAGCCTGAAGATTGTTCGTAAACGAGGCTGCACCATTGACAACTAAATCACCAGCTGTCAACTCGTCAGCTGATACGGATGAACCAAACGATACAGCACCAGTTACATTTCCACCGGTTAATTTCAAATAAGTGGTTTTAATTGTATTACCATCCGCATCTGCAGTCGCGCGCGAAGCCGTACCAGAGAGGTTTCCTTCGAACGTTGTTGCATGGAGTGTGCCTGCCGTTGTTGTGAGATAGACGTTTGAATCAAAATTCAATGTTCCTGTAGAAGTACCAGTTGTTGAAGTACCCGCAAGAAAAACTTTTGTCGTATTTGCTTGTGAAGTTTGAACTTTATTATCTGTATAAGAAGTTATATACCCTTTCCCCTCAACAAAAGCCGCGACTGCTTGTGAGGTTGGAAGGTTTGTAGAGGTCGACGTCGCACTTATGGATGTATCAACGCCTTTTGCGCCCGCGGCATTAAGTGCATAAGTTGTAGTTGCTGGTCGACCATTTGAATCTAAATAAATAGGTTGTGTGGTTGAACCTTTTCCATAGGTACCATCTGAATTGATAATTTTTTCTGCAGTAGTACCCACACCACCACCAATTGGTGTAGTAGAATTTCCTATATAAAAATTCTGAGCATGAACTTTACCTTCGGCATCAATCCAAAATTTATAATCCCATTGTTGAGTACTATAATTATCATTCAAATCATATAATAAGTTTTCTAAAGAATTATTTGCCGCTTTTTGAGTACGTATATATATAAATTTATCATTTCCTCTACCAGAAGGTGAATCACTATAAGGAGCATGTATACCAAAATCCCAATATTTATTATTACTATCTTGTGGATAATGTAATACAGTATCATTATCGCTATACCATCCAGTATGAATACGATTGGTCGATAACCTCCAAGTAGAAGCATCTCCTAATTGTATAAAAGATGACCCATGACCAATTATCTTTGCGGTATTATGTAAATTATAATCATCATAATTTCCAATTTCCCAATAATTGGTTTCAATTCCACCAGCAGGGGTGTAACCAGTACCTATACGTCCATCTAAAGCCTCAATTGTACCATGTACATAAACACCAGCATTTAATCCAGATTCTAACCCTTGTGATACACGAAAATATTTAGTAATGATATCACCATTAATTAAATCAATTTTTGTACCGTTGCTTGAAAACTTAGAATCAGAACCTCTTGTATAATTTCCACTTTGAAGTGTTCCATTTGCGCCAATTATTAATTGTGCATTACCAGTTGAAGGATTATTAAATGTTAACGCATCTCCAGTCCAAGATGAAAGTGTGGTAATTCCATTTCGTAAGAAAATACCTGTTGCTTGAACTAAACTATTAAAACCTCCGCTCGCTGGATTATTTTTATAAGTTGTTCCAGGTACATTCGTTACATATGAACCCGCTGGCACATTAGTAGCTGCTGTTTTTTGTCTCCAAAAATATTGATTTAAATCACTAATTGCAGAACTTGCGCCTTCGGCAATAGTTTTGGCTTCACTGGCAGTCGTATTTGCTTGATTTGCAGTTTGATTTGCAGTATTTGCAGTACTATTCGCAGTATTAGCGATTTGATTTGCAGTATTTGCAGTACTATTTGCTGCAGCCGCCGTACTCATGGCATCTGTAATACCATTGTCTAAATAAGTGACAATTGTTGGATCACCGCTATCATAAATAGTAGTAACTTTAACCCAATATTTTGGTTTTGAACTATCATAAGTTGGCGGTTGAGTTTGCCATCCAGAAGTCGGTGCCGTTGTGGTGCTATTATTTGTCGCATATAATGTTTCTATATCTGTAATGCCTCGACCGGCTGTGCCTGGCAAGCCCTCAGCACCTTGTCTTGTTTTAAGATATACTTTAGTATTGTCACTATAAGTAGTTCTGACCCATAACCATTGACCGTCTTTAACATTTGGTGGTTCATCATAAGTAAAGTCACTATCTGCAGGTTGATCAGTAGTTCCTGTAAAATATTCAGTGTTATGTCCAACTGGCACTATGCTTGTTGTGACATACTCCTCTGTACCGAAGTCATCGACTATCTGTGGATTGGTATATGGGTCTGCACTCTCTGCCGTTGGTGTGGCAAGTTCGTAGACAAGGTATACACCGCTCATAGCCGTAGTAAAGGCTGAAGCATCTGAATACGATAAATCTTTAATCCTTACAACCTGTGAATCCTTTGGCGTACATATTTCCTTGTTTGTTTGCGGTTGGCTATTGACCGTCCCTGTCACATACTTTGCACAAACCATATTGATTGGCAAATAATATGTCCCTAACTGTTTGAAATCTGATATAACAGACGATGTGAATATCTCATTGGTAGAATTATACGTCCACGCCAGCGTCCCCAAGTCCACAATGCCATACTTCCTTGTAACCGTACCGTCACTTTCATAGGTATCTCCGTCATAGTACAGATTATTGCTTGCATCTAACTTCGGAATACCACGAAGCGTGAGTGATGAGTCAAGTGGGTAAGAATGTTTGACGTATGCTTCGTACTCTCCGTCACGTTCTCCGTCCCAGTGAAGGTTGATGCAGATGTCGTTTTTGTAGGTTGCGCCATATTCAGACCCCATGTAAAATGCTAAAAAGCAAGTATTTGCGCTAGTTGTAAAAGTCGTAGGAGAAGAATTTGTTTTGATAAACGTCTTTTCACTGTCGTACTCAAGAACATTACCTGCAAGCGTGCCGTGCTTGAAAAAGTAGGTTGTGTTCGGCAGACATGGGATAAAGTTTTTACTTCTAATCCTGTTAGTTGAAGCGTCTTTTTCGCCACTGTTGGTATTAAATCCGCCTAACTCCCACTCTTCGTCCCAAGCATTAAACCTAACCATATCGTGGCTACTCACGCCCTCAACGTGCTTCAGTTCTCCTGCGTTGTATGCGTAGTATGGCTTTGGGAAAAGTTTTCTGAACCAAGCAACTCCTGCACCTGCATTGGCTGTTTCAAGGGAGTAGATGTAGTCTGCTATGGTTGAGCCGAACATTTGGGTGAGGTCGAAACTCTGTGGATAGAAGGTGATGTTGTAAGTGTTCCCACTAACTATTTTTATAGTTCCTTGGTCTGAAGCATTGCTTGGATATTTGCCCATTGTCCACTTTAATTTGCTGTCTGTGTCTATAAATGTATATAAGCAGACGTGGTCGGTTGGCAAACCCAACACATTCCACTCTCCTCCGTTGACTGTTCCTGTTGCGGTTCCGCTCAAAGTTATAGTGCCATTATTATTATTTGTAAATTGTACACCTTGTATCGTTCTTGTTTCTCTTATTTTTGCAAAGCTTATTAACTGATTCCACGCTACCGTACCGCCGACAAGCATATCCTTAAGTCTGTTGCCTTCTAATGACGATCTGAAAGTATAAGGCTCTTCATCAATAAAACTATTCTCTTCACTAATCGCATACTTTACAGAAGAAATTTCAAGTGCATCTCCTTTCTGTCCAGTTGCACCAGTAATACACACAGCATTACCAATAATATCACTAGTTGCTTGTGTACCACTCTTATGAGTACGTGTTCTTTGCCATATATAATAACCTGATGCCCAGGCTGGTCTAGTAGTTGACCAGCCCAAGTCATTTTGTTCAGGTGGAGTAGTAGTAGACTGATTACGATTATATTCTACTACAATACTTTCTATATCATTCGTATCGGTAATTGTTATTGTTCCATATGAAACTTGAGCCATAACATTACCTCCTAGTTAACTTCAACTTTTACATCTGCTGTAATTTTTGAATTGATTAAACTTCCATCTATATAAATACATTTACCAGTTGTGGCCGGTTTTCTTTTACTACTATCAAGTACATTATCATCTGGTCCACGATATGTCCAAGTATAAGTACAAGTAATTGTAGCCGGCGCCCAAGAACTTCCAGTCTTTTTATATAAAACCGCATTTCCTCGCGCAGCTACTGTATCATCAGTACTAGTTGTACTTGTTGGCTTAGTACATACAATACAGTAAGTTGCATTACTATCAGCGTCTGATGTAGCAGTCACAGCCTCTATATTCAAAGGAATTCCATCAATTTCTTGTCCATCTCTAGTAACTCTTACATACATCGCACCAAAACCCTGTCCATTTTTAATTTGAGTACCAATAGTTGAATGAACACTTACTTGAATCGGGTCCATCTTATCAATAAATGATACATAAGAACGATACTCGTTGCTACTACCAGATGGATAAGTAACTATGACTCTAAAAGAACCAAAGCCATCAACTGCACTAGCACCAACTGTTAAAGTTTTTCCACTTGCTGAAGCACCTGTTTTTAAAGCACCATATCCATCGCTTCCTGCGCCGGTGCCACCATATTGTTGCCAAGTGTAAGTAGCATCAGACTCAGTGATAGGAGTATTACCATCCAATACGTTAGCTATTGCTGTAAGTTGCCCCTGACTATTTTCCCAGACAGTACCTTGAGGTGTTTCAATTAATACCATTACAGCCTCTTGTGCTGCAGAATTACGTGCCCAAGTAAATAATTTAGAAATTTCAGTTGGTGTAGTATCATCTACTAATGTTCCTGTATTATCATAATGTTGACCAGTTACTTGGAAATTAAGTTGTGCACTACCTTTAGTAGCTAAAGTTGTGCCTGCTGGTATAACATAAGTAATCGTATTTCCACTTACGGTTTTTGTAATTGATTTTCCACTTGGTACAGTAAACCCACTAATATTTGGTACTGTAATAGTGGTTGGTCTAGTGGTAGTACCTTGATAACCAGTGAAATGAATTGTAATAGGATAATCAGCAGCTAATTTATTACTTGCAAGACAAGGAATACTTTCTGCTTCATTATCTATAACAACGTTGATGGCGCCGAGGCCCTGTTTTCCATCAGCTCCTTTAGTACCATCTTTAGTAACTGTTACTGATTGAGAAGCTAGTTGTTTTGTAAAACTACTATCTTCATATAATACTGCACGAAATACTTGAACACTTGTGCCAGCAAAAGTATAAGTTAAAGTACCTCTGGCAGTTGTATTGTCAGTACTAACTACACTATTATCAGCAAATACTCTAATAAATCCATTATTCCATGTAGTAGTTGTATTACCAGTTGTTTGTTTAGCTGTAAATGTTACTTGTGCCGGACTGTACGTTCCTGCCTCATTTTTATTAACAGCTACTACATCTGCAACAATATCATAAACAACTGGGTCTTCTCCATCTTTACCAGCTTTAACTTTAACTAATGAAAATTGCTTTTCAATACGTTGAGTATTATCTGTTTTATTAACACAACTAAATGTTATATTACCTGTATCAACTGCGGCATCCATGCCTGTAACTTTTACATAAGTGTAACCTTTATCAGTATTGTCTGGGTCACTCCAAGTAGTACCATCTTTGGAAACTTTATAAGTTATGCCAGTTGTTCCATTAATCGTAATATTCCAATTAGGAGTATCTGCATTACCATTCTTATCATAAATAGTAATTTTAGTTGTAGTAGCATCTCCAAATGCGCCAGTTGTTGGATTACCATTTTTATCTGCTGGTATCATTTGGTCATCATTAGTAAGAGTGGCAGAAGCAATCATACCTCCATCTCTTAACTTAGTAATTGTAAATATATCAGATACTTCATTACCATCTATATCTACAGCTTCAAATTTGACTGTTAGAGAGTCACCCGTAAAAATACTTGCTCCACTTACTTGTTGATTTTCAAAAACTTTTAAAGTTGATGGACTACCAGAAGTAATATTTTGCTCACCACCAGGTCCTGTAGTTGGATAAGACAACCAGCTATTACCTGACTTATACTTCCAACCAACTGTAGTAACATTACTATAAGTAGCAGTTAAAAGAATTGGTGATGCCCCTGCTTGTTTTAAATTACCAGTAGCATCATAAGCAAATACATTATTACCGCTAATTTTTACAGTCTTTGCTGAACTACCACGACTAATTAAAGAAAAATCAATGCGACCAGTTGCTTCTAATTCTTCAGTACCAAAATCTGGTGGTGAAAAATAAGCCGTAACCTCATAAGTTACTATAGGACTACCTATAGTTAAAATATTTGCATTAATAGTTAAACTTTCTTTCCTTGCTGTATCTGCAACCACTTCATTAGAAGTAAATTGCGCTTCCACTCCATTTACATATTTTTTCCAAGTATATCTTGATGCAGTTGTCTTATTCGTACCTGCATAAAATGCAACCGGAGTTATTACTAATGGATTATTATTTTCGGCCCAGTTAGGTGAGTAAGCAGTAGCACTACTCTCATCTGGATTATAAATTTGAGTTTGTGCCTTATTCGCCTGTGGATAAACCGAAAATTCACCCACGTCGGTTATATCAACAATTGTTATAGAACCATAACTAGTTGTTGCCATTGTCCTTTTTCCTCCTAAAACTCTACTTCACATTTAAAAATTGCTTTAGATGCAACATCTTCTGGGCCTATTGTTATACTTTGACCACCAGGCAGCCTTGCCCATGTCTCATCTTTAATTCCATCTTTGTCATATTTAACCCAAGTAAATTTAGTTACTTGGTCGGTTATTTCATGTTCTGGGTCCATTCCACTACCTTGATATACATGACAAGTTAATGTCGCTCGTACATCTTGACGTACAAACATATTACCAGTTGAAGAATCAATTATTACAGTAATTGCATCTTCTCCATCTTGTCCAGGGGTTATTGGAATCGGATTCTCATCATCGTCATAACCTTCATAAATTGTATCTGCATTAATTATTAATCTATATTCGTTGGCTGTTTTATCATAATAATAAGTAATAAAGTTTTTATTGTCTCCTATATACATATTATTAGTATAAATACCTTGTGTACCTATCATATTATTATATATAGAAGAATTAACATTAATATTACTTTCTATTGGGTCAGGTAAAGTACCTAAAATACCTCTATATTTATAACTAACTTTTGGAGATTTGCTTGGATCAATAATAGTCTCAAACAAACTTATTGCACGACGTGGTAAATTAACAGTATTATCTGAACTATTAATTCCAATTCCATAATTAGATGAACCATCTTCACGGCCCATATCTACAAGCGCGCCGCCCTCAAGTCCTGCTAATACATCAGCTATTGTTTGATCTTGTTGAATAACACCATTAATAAATTGTATACCATTCTCTAAAGTAACTTCAGCTGTATTAAGATTTACGTCCAATACTCTATATACATGAATTAATCCATTTGATAATAAAATATTATTTACATTTGGTTCTGTTCCATCGGTAGTATAATTACTAATTTTACACCAGCTTTGGAACTCTGTATGCATTTCATAATATTCATTTTCATGTGGATTACCCACAGGTGTATCAACTATTATATATCCATAATTTCCTTTAATATAATAAGTTTTTGAAATATCTATAGTAGTATCTTCACTTAAAGTATAAACTGCTTTAGCAAATAATGCTGGTTTTTCAACCTTTAAAACCAAACTATTACCACTAATTCGTGCAGATTTAATGGTGGAAGATGGTCTAAAAATAAATATACCACCAACCGCTTGAATTTCTGCATATTCAAATACGGCTGTCTTAATAGCTCCGCGTGCCGTTATATTATTGAAAACAGCATCGCCATCTTTATTAATCATCCAACCATATCCAGCCCCGTCCTCGTAATTAGAAGATTTAATTTTGGCGCTTTCACCATCAATAATAATATGTTCTTGTCCCTGACCTGTTGGACCTACATTTACTCGTCCTAAAAAATCGCCTTGTAAAGCTGTAATAGTACCACGAACATTTGCATTATTAAAAGTAGCCCCATTATCATCTATGTGCCAACCGGTTTGATTTTGTATAGACCAATTACTTGATTCAATGGCTCCTTGCGCGCCAACTGTAATTGTATCAATTACTTCTAACTCACCTAATGTACCAGTTTGTGCTTCAATATGACCTCGTGCAGTAATTTGATTAAAAGTTGCATTACCATTGGTGTCAGAAATAATAAAAGTTGGATTATTATCTGTCTGAATTGTAGAATAAATACCAACTCCGGGCTCAAGTACAATAGTATCCATAGTTAATGAATTATTATTAACTACCATACCACCGATATGACCACTTGTCGCAGTAATATCACCTGTTATATGAATATTACCTTGGTCATCAGTTTTCATTACTTCTATACCAGCATTGTTCTTTATACGAATACCATATAATGAAGGTCCTAATTGTTTAATATTTTCTGGTATTGTTGCCGGGTCTGTATAAATTGGGTCACCTTCATGCCAATTTTCTTGTTTCCATTCAAGTGCACCAATTTTAATTTTTTCATTTAATTGATTATTAATAGTATTTAAAACTCTAAAATCATTATCTGAAGTAATTTCTACTCTACCACCGCCAGGATATGAATTTTTTATAAAAAATCCGTCCCAAGTAACAGCGAAATGTGCTTTATCTTTAATTTCTTCTAATGTATAAGGTTTTAATGAATTTCCATTTTTTATACCATATAAACCATTTTGGTCATATCGTACAAAAGTTTGCAAATCATAAGCACTTATTATATTACCTTCAGCATCAGTCATTGTTCCATCAGATCTATATGCACTAATACCAGCTTGATCCCAACGGAAACTCGGACTATCACTATTTCCAATAGTTATTAATTTCGTGCTTAAACTTCCAGTAATTATGGCATCAGCATTAACACCAAAACCATCAATTACATTTTTCCAGGTATTACCACCATCAGCAGAAACTGAAATTCCCTCATTATTAATTATAACACGATTAGTAGGATTAGTCAAATTCCGTATTAAAATTTCATTACCATTAATAGTAATAGAACCATCAGTGGTTAAGGCGTATTTTTGACCGCTAATATTATTTAAAGAATTAAGTAATACATCAGAATTAATCGTGCCATTTGCATCAAGTAAAGTACTTATTTTGGCATAAGTAGCTTCATTATATTGCACAGTTTGAACTGTTGCGCTAATACGTTGAAACAAATCTTCAAACCGTGTTTTATAATTTTGAACAGTAATAACATTATTTTCTGGCTCTTCTAAATGCCATTCAACTTCTGATACTATTACTTCTTCTCGCGCGGGAGTATATATAAACTCAGGATTTTCTTCTGTTCCTATATTCTCTTTAGTCCACCCGAAAAATTCAGTATCTTCTACATAAGTTTTATCTCCAGCATCAAATGTATACCATTCAAACCCTTCAATTTCACTTATTTCAACTACATTAATTGTATATGAAACTGCAGGTTGCGCTGAAGTATTACTAACTTGTAAAGCATCAAGATAATAACGTTCAGAATCTATATAATCTGTTGAATTCCAAGTTCCTTCTTGAATAAAATGACTATATTTATTATTAAATTCTTTGGTAAGCTCATCTTTTTGTTCTCGTAATTCTTCTATTTCATCTTCGATACCAAAAGTGGTTTTATCACAAGAAATTTTAATTGTAAAAATTTTATTATCATTAATAGTATATTGCGTTTCATCCGCAGAATAATTTTGCGGAACACTTTCAATAATAAAATTCGTTTCTTCTGTTTCTATGTCAAAGAATCTCTTAGTAATAGAGGTTGTATATTCATGCGTTCCTACTCTAAACTGTATTCCAGGGAAAAATTCGTTTAATTCTACAAAAACGTGTCTTTGTAAATTAACATCTTTACCCGTCCAAATTTTAATTTTATAATTTTCAGAACCTTTTAATGTATCATGAATAATCCAATATTCTTTATCAACATTACTTAATAAACCACTATAATTATTAATTGTGGCAGATGAAACATAAATTTCTCCTAAGGTTTTAAGAACATTTTCTTCTTCAGTTAACTTTGATGCATTAATATCTTTAATATATTCAATTACAATATCTGGTTCTAATATAGTACCATATATTGTAAATTTTGTCGCACCATTATAACTTAATATAACTTCTTCAGATTCATTAGTTATATTTTTTTCTTCGCCACCAATAAATTCATATTCAGCATTCCAAGCTTGAATAGTCACAGTAATGTTTGAATCAACAACAGGAACACCACTTAAAGTAAAAGTTTGATAATCGACTTCACTATCTACTCTATCAAAAATATCTGTTGCATCGATTCCATCTAAAACTCCGTTATGAATTTCTTGATATTTTTCATAACTAATTCCAGTTAATTCCTCAAACTTCGCAAGTGCATCCATTTGAGTATCTTGTGCAGTTTCAATTAAAGTGGTATATACATCACGATTACTATTAATTTTAGTTAAAGCTAATTCTAAATTATTACGTTCTGTATTTTTTTCTTTTAAATCTTTATTTAATTTAGCAAATTTAGTTGAATAAGTTAATCTATCTTTTTCTACTTCTTCTTTATTTAATAATCCTTGATTATAATAATAATCAAAATTTATGATATAAGATTCTCCACTTTGATTAGAAGGAGCATTTGTAATAGAAATATATCCTTCATCAACTAAATCAGATTGAGATTGATCAATTATTAATTTTGTTACAATTTCATCAGAATTTATATTACGTTCAATAGATGAAAGATTAACTCCATATTTAAAACCCGCCCAATTTTCTTTCCCAGCATATTCACGTAAATATACATATTTGTTTGGCCGTCCATTGGTTTTTGTAATATATCCTCTATCATCATGATCAACTACTAAATCAATCCAACATTCAAATGTTTCAGCAATTGTTTGAAGTATATTAAAACAATTAGATTGAGATACACTAATTGATAAATTTTTTTCTGAATTTTCATTATATAAAGGTTTAATTGTAACTGTATTATCATATATATCATTAATTAACTCATTTAAATCTGTATAAGTAATAATACTATCAGCTTCATCACCTGTTTCTGGCTTTAAATAATAATATGAAGTTGTTTTCGCTGTCGCGGTTGGAACATTACCTATTAAGATAGGTTCACCATTTGTATCAACATCTTCTATATAACGAGTTAATTGTATATCTTGTATATAAATTGGATTTGCATTATCTCTAGCATATAAGAAAATACCAATTTTATATTTTGGGTCCGATAAAGATGCAGTAGATACTCCTTTTATAGCTGTACTAGTTAAATAATAATAAGGTAAATATTGTTTATAAGATTCTGCACTACTTTCATTAATTGGAATAAAATCACCAGTTAAATTATCCCAAGTATATTTAATATGAGTTTGACTATCTTCATAAATATATTTTGTTGAAGGAGTTTGAACCACTCCATTAATTACATATTCATATTTATTATTTGAATCGTCTTCATCTTCATCTTCAATTGCTTTAAGAATACCACCAGTAATATAATTATTTTTAACTTTTGGAGTACCACTAAAATCAAAAATTACATCATTTACATTTATATGTTTATAATAGTTACCAAAACGATTAGCTTCATCTTTAGTATATTCGGCAACCATTATCCTTAAATTTTGATAAGGTATTAAACAATCTACATCACTAATGCTTTCATCTGACACAGTGGCATCTCGTATACCTGCGCGCCATCTGAATACAAATTTATCTCCTTTAGCAATAGACTGTACAGTAGAAGAATTATTTTCAATACCGCTATTATATACAGTATTACAATAATGATTGTCTACTGTCGCGCGCGGCCCATTAAATTTAACTTTTAAAAACCCTTCTATTTGTGATAAAGTTGCTATATCTACTAATTTTCTATTGCTACCAAGTTCTGGTCTGGTAACTAATTCTAACTTATTTACTGGTTTAGGTTTATTATTTTCACCTAAAGATTGGTCTGTATAAGGATTCCAACCTTGTAATGAACCATCTTCTAATACATTAAAATTATCCCCATTAGTAATATAATTAGTAACTATATTAGAAGTTGTATACGTATAATCAATATATTCATATACCTCTTGATCACTTGGTTGGTTATTTTCATATACTTGATATCTATTAACAGTGCGCCCCATTATTGGGTCATATACATTTAATTGTCCATAAGCTAAACGATTAGCATGATATTTTGTCTCAACCTCTTGTATGGTAATGATGATATTATCGTTTGCATCTTTAAAACAATTATTGTCATAAAACAATTCAGTTGTAATTCTAAAATTAGTATCTGTAATTACTCCTTTATCATCAATTGTATAATTACGATTCTCATCATAAATTATAAATTGTATATTTTTACCATCTTGGTTTTTAACAAAACTATAAAATAGATATATATTAGTTTGAGTAGTTGGTATTATGTCTTGATTTCCAGAAGCATTTATAATTGTTATCCCTGTTGGATTTAAAATCGCTTTATAAATAGGTTCTTCTATAAGCTGTTTAAATATGTCTTTTCCACCAACTAACCAATCAGTATCTTTTAAAGTTTCTTTTGCTAATTGTGTTGCGGTACCTTGATTATTATTTAATTCTGAATCAAAAGTAATGTTATAACCTTGTTTAGATAATTCTAATACAAAAGCATCTGTACAAGTATAAGTCCAAGTTAATTCATCGCTAGATTCATTATGCTCTTTAACAATAAATTCATACCATTTATTATCATAATATAATTTAACTTTTCGTTCGTTTGTGAGCAATGCCGCGAATGGATTAACAAAATCACTATTGCCACTGTATGGATCAAAATATTTATACTTTAAAGAAAAACTAAGTGTTTTTTCTCCATTACTTTTTTTATTAAAAACGGGGTCATAAACTTTATTTAACCCCGTCATTGTATTTGAGCCGATGACGGCTAATTTTCTTTCTTCAAACCTATATTCGGCTCCGTCTTGGATGAGTTTCTCTTCCCAAACGGAAATTTCATATGGCTTTATTAAACGCTCACCCATGTGTGCCTCCTAGAAGTAAAGATAATCATAAAATATTCTAATTCCTTGATTACCATTAGTAATTACAATTTTTGCTTTATCATCTTTGTCGCTTGGCTGTAATTTGAAAAAATAACCAGCATCTATACAATCATTATATAAATTACCACTTGTTATGTATTGATTATCTGTATATTCAGATACGCCAATTATTAATCCATTATTTGTATCTATTAATACACCTATGTCATAACTATTTTCATCTATTCCATATTGCCGGCCTTGTTTAGGTAAAGTAAATTGTAAAATATCAAAATCTGTTAAATTTTCTTTTGCTTGATACGTCAATGTGATTTGTGTAGTAGAATCTGACTCTATAAAAGGAATATACATACGGAAACCAGTTTCTACATCACCAGGGTTATATATATTAATACTTGAAGTATCTATAATATAACTATCATAAGGTTGTGTTGTGATAGTAGGCTCAACAGGATTATATTCTTCTTCTGTTAAAATTCCACTAGAAACAGCCCAATCACTTCCTTCTTCATTACTTGGTAGTACTTTATAAACCGATTTAGCAAAAGGAAAATAAGCTTTAAAAGTGATTTTCCCCTCACCCTTATAAACGCGTTGAGTACCTTCTTGATACTCATATGGAGTAACTTGTTCTCTTTCAATAGTATAGCCAATAATTTGTTCTTCTCCTTCTACTTCTTCAGTAATCGGGATTCTATTAGCCACTCTAACTCCATCTCTCGCTGTGCCTATAATTTTTTTAGGTTCATCAAAGCATACATAAGAAAGTTCAATTGGGCTTTCAAGTTTTGCCAGATAATATTTATAAGGACGCTCATCAAATATTAATTTCTTAATATCTTTTGTCCCAAAAACTTGTCTAAGTTTTCTAAATTGTTTTTCATCTAAAGAATCAAAAGCAATTTCTATATCAAAAGACCTTGGACCAAAATCTGACCCAAAGTAATATTCTCCATTTAATCCCGGTACCTCAGCAGTCCTATCCTTTATCTCTGGATGTAATTCTTCATCATATCTATCACCACCAGAGACTCTATAAACAGTTACTATTCCTGTATTTGGGTCAGAACTACGCCAATCTCCAAAACTGAAACCTGTAAAGTCTCCCATTTCCTTTTACTCCTAAATTCTTTTTAATCTACTTCTTTTCGTAAATTAAAAAATCATGATCTCTCAAACATTCCTTATATACTTCTCTAATTGTAGAGATTGCCAATACAGCCTTATTATTCTCATAATCTTCATGTGCTGCACAATAATCCTCATAAGTGTCTATATCATCAAGAATTTCATCGAAGTGTTCTTTTGAATGACGCTTATTAAATAAAATTTCATCATTAAATCGAAGTATACGTTGTCTAGCCTGGCGCGCACGCTCAAGCTCTTCTTCTTTCTTTAAAATATCGACTTCAGCTGTAAGTCGTTTAACTTGTGTTAATACTTCTCCATTAATAGAACGACCGATTGTTCGGCCTATTAAATTCCATATATTTAGCTCTAGCTTCGGTATCTTAATCATCCCTATAAGGACAACCAATAATCCTAATACTCCGCCTTGAGCAAGATGATTGATTTCAAACAAATTCATTTTCCCCTCCTAATATCCTTATAGGACATTTTCTTTCATGGATAAGTGGAGATTAATGGCAAAAACTCTACTTTTTAGAGAGAAGGAGAAGAGATATGAGTAGATATGAAGAACAAGTTATTACATTGTTGCAAAAAGGTAGATATAAATTTGAAAGAGAAAAACGATTTAGTGATTTAAAACATGGGCTTTATCGTTTTGATTTTTACGTAGTAGGCGGCCGTGCCATTCCATGTGTCATAGAAGTCCAGGGAGAAGGTCATTATCAGTATGTTGATAAATTTTATCACTCGCGCGCAGAGTTCGAAGCGGCTAAAGAAAGAGACAGACGTAAAATAAGTTACTGTCTCGCACACAATATCCCGATATATATAATTCCTTATTGGGAATTAGAAAACTTACATACATCAGCTGACTTATTCGATCCACGTTTTCGCGCGGCCAGCCGTTGGAAAAACGACCAGGATTGGCAACAACAGCAAAATTTGACAAAAAGACGCTAAACTTGATATAATATAATAGAAAGAGAAAAATAAAAAAAATTAAAGTAATTATATACATTATTTATTATTAGTGTGTATATTTACTTTAAAATTTAAGGGGAGATTAATATGGAATTATATTTATTAATCGCTCTTCTTTTAGGTATTTTAATTATTATTATATTATATTTACAATATAAAAAGAAAAAGAAATTAGTAGAAAAATTAATATTTGAAAAACATAAATTAGAAACATTAAGAAAGGACGAGATAAAAGACTACTTCAAAGAAGAGTGGAAACAAGAAAAAGATAAGTTAGATTATGAACGCAAGATATATGAATCAAATATATCTAATCGTCAGAATGAACTGGAAAGCCAATATAAGTTAGACGCCAGCAAATATGAGGGCGAAATTAAAAAATTAGAAGTTCATCTAAAGGAAAAAGAAAAACGATATAATGAAGTAAATCAAGATTTAGACTTTTATCGTGAAGGTAAGATGAAAGAAATTGACGGTACGGCCGCAGAGTACGAACGGCGCAAACATAATCTTATCGACCAATCAATTGAAAAGTATCGCAACAAACAAATGACGCTTGCAAACGCTAAATTAGAATTAATGCAAGCAGAAAGAGACAACTACTTAAAAGAAATTGAAGAAATTAAAACCGACTTAGAAGCTGAACGTAGTAAGCGCGCAGCCATTAATGAAGAAATTTTACGAGCTCGCGCCCTCGAAGAACAACAAGACTTTTATCGTATTCAGCTTGACCCAGACGATACAAATGATATACAACTACTTCGTTCTATTACGGCGCGCCTTCGTCACCCAGAAGCAATCAACAAGGTCATTTGGACTGGTTATTATCAAAAGCCACTCGCAGAACTTCGCAAACGTATTTTGGTTAATGGTGATGTAAGTGGAGTTTATAAAATTACAAGGCTAAAAACAAATGAAATTTATATAGGACAAACAACATCAGTTGATAAACGTTGGCAGGAACATGTCAAGTCAGCTTTAGGAGTTGGAACATTGGCGTCTTCACAACTCCACAGAGCGATGGCAACTGATGGATGTGAAAATTTTACTTTTGAACTATTAGAGGTGGTTCCAAAAGACAAATTAAGAGAACGTGAATCATACTATATTGATTTCTACGATTCAAAAACTTATGGACTTAACTCTGTTACCGGAGATAAGAATAAATAAAATAATCTTGCGACAGCAAGGCCCGACAGGGTAAGGAGGCAAAAATGCAATTCACAGAAATGCAAAAACAAATTATTACAACAGACAAACCGAAGGTGCTTGTGCTTAGTAGCGCGGCAAGTGGTAAAAGTGCGGTAATTGTAGAAAGAATACGCTATTTACTCGAACAAGGCGTAGACCCATCAGAGATTGTAGCTATTACTTTTACGAACAATGCAGCATCAATTATGTATGAGAGGTTAGGTTACCCAAATGGATTATTCATTGGAACAGTTCATTCTTATTGCAATTATCTTTTACGCGGTGGTGCAGTAGACACTACTAAAATTTTAAATGAAGAAAGGTTTGATGACTTGTTTGAGGAGATTAAAAAGAATCCAGGATGTATTAAACACGTAGAACACTTATTACTTGATGAAGCACAAGATTCAACAATGGATCAATTTGAATTCTTTGAACTCATCAATCCAACAAACTTCATGTATGTAGGAGACATTAAACAATCAATTTATGGATTCAATGGCTCTTATCCAGAATACCTTATCAACCTGTGGTATCAAAACGATGTATCTGTCTACCAAATGAGACAGAACTTCCGCAATCTACCAGATATACTTAATTTTGCGAAAAAATTTCTTTATCGACTTGGTCCAGATTATGATGATGACTCAATTCCTATGAGGAAAACTGATGGCAAGCCGCACGTGTTAGAAGGAACTTATACACCTTCTGAAGCAGTTGCTTCACTTATGCTCGCGGCAGACCGGCTTCATACTCAATGGGGAGATTGGTTCGTATTATGTAGGACAAATAGTGATATAGCTTTATTTCAACAATTGTTTGCAGCTAATGGTATTCCAACAGATACTTTTAAACAATCAGAACTGACTAATGCACAGATACAAGATAGATTGAAAGAAAATACAGTTAAAATCTTAACTGTTCATTCTGCAAAGGGAATGGAAGCACCTTACATTCTTTCATATAATATAAGAGCCTATAATGATGATGAAGCGCGGCTGTGCTATGTATCAGCTACTCGCGCAAAAGACTTCCTCATATGGGCAAAGACACCACCAAAGAAAAAGAAAAAAAGTAGAGTGGTTAACTGGGAATAGACAATAAAAAAGACGGGTTAATCCCGTCTTTTTAAATTTAATTAGCAATACTAATTTTTATATGTACTGTTTTTACATTTGGTGTTGCCATATAGGTATAATTATCATTATTAGAAATATATAAAGGATACGTAGTAAATACTACAGCATCATTATCCATCTCTCCATAAAGATTATCACCACATTTAGGTAGTATAAAATCCTCTTCTCCCATCTGTACATATAATACATCTGGTGTTTCAGATAATATACCATGTTGTATCGTGCATTCTGCATGTGGTGCATAAGCTTCACGAGAAAAAACAACATCCTCATCAAAAACCACTGTAAGTGAAATTTCTTCACTACCAATCATTTGTTTAAATATATTCCAATTCGTATTCTTCGGTGTCTCCCTCAAATATCTTTCAATTTCCTCAGTCAATTCCACACCTTCAGACTCAAAAATTTGAGGTAAGATATTCCAATTGAGATTGGTGAGGTTTTTATCTATATATTCACGTATTGTCATTGGTTATTTCTCCTCCTATTTAAATTTTACATAATCTTTCTTATATAAGTAGTTTTTTTCGTCAATGCTCTACACTCATTGCGGCCGAGCCATAAAATCATTCAATAAACGCTTCATTCGCTTATCCTATGCAGTCGCGCGCCTCTACATACCAACTTCTAAATTTGCATTTTCATTTGAAATATGATATAATATAAGTAAGATAAGAAAGGAGTATTGAAATGACAATTAATTTAACAGACTTTTACGACATAGGAGAAATAACTCATTGGACTACTTCAATCGGTGTGTCAATGTATGATATCGAACTCATATCAAAGTCCACTGGTGAGGTAATCATATGGAGTTTCACCGAAGAATACTTCGATAAATTCCTCGACGAACTCGAAGAAGACACAAAATACCTCGAAGACAGTTTATATTACACAAGAAAGAAAATGTGGTGGTTTTTATGAATTACATATCAGACAAGTGTAATTGTTGTGAACGATATAATAAAATTGAAAACAAGCCTAGAAATAAATTATACTGCTGGTCGTTTTGTGAAGAATATCAAAAATATCAATGGGAAACAACAGCAAAATATTTGGGAGTAAAATTAGATGAACAAGCGTATCAAAAAGAAACAACGACAACTTAAAAATAAAAAATTATGCAAGCGATATCCTTTCCTTGCAATCCGTAATTGGAGAAATGACAAACCAATTGGTTATGAATTTACCTATCTTGACGATATGCCTGATGGGTGGAGAAAGGCGTTCGGCAAAGATATGTGTGAGGAAATTAGACGAGTTCTCGTTAAAGCAAACTACCTCAATAAATATAGGATACTTCAAGTAAAAGAAAAATATGGCTCATTGAGATGGTATGATGGTTGCGCACCCTCGTCAATTTATCGTGAACTTCAAGATATAATTTATAAGTATGAAGAACTCTCTTACCGTACATGCATATGTTGTGGGCGGCCAGCCACTAAAATTGCTAAAGGTTGGATAAGCCCTTTTTGTGATAGGTGTGCGGAAAAACTTTCTGATAGACTTACTTTTAAGGAGATAGACTAATGCCAAAAGAAAGGAGTATTAAATGAGTAATATAGAACATCTAATCGAAAATGGATTAATTAACTATGGTAAAATGTCATCTGAAGAATGGGATGCAAAAATGTTACAAGACCCAAACTGGAAACCATGGGTTGCTATAACCATTGATGAGCTTTATGAAATTTGTAGCTATGTCGAAAATACTCATGTTGTAATGCTAAATGATATAATTGATGAATATAAAAATCTGTGTGCAGAATTAGTAAAGGAGTTAGAAGATGCCAGAAGTAGGAGATACAATTAGAATTAACTATATGAAAGACGAGCCGCAGTATACAGGTAGAGAAGGAGTTATAACTCATATTGATGACTTTGGTCAACTATTCGGCTCATGGGGTGGACTTGCTGTAGTACCAGATATAGACGAGTTTGAAATTATAAAGAAAGGCTATAACGAAAATGTTTAAAGCAAAACGAATTGATAATGGTAATGTCGAAACAATCCTCGCGGTTGATTATAATGACACCTTCCATCAAACCTATTTTCTTGTCTGGTCTAATGGTGCTTGGAGGTGGCGACCGGCGCATAAATATGTGCCACCAAATGTCGACCCCGGCGCACTCAACGCAATTAACGTGCGAACCGAAATTGCCGCAGCAGGAGACCTTATTGATGAAGATACCCCATTTTAAGGAGAAAGATGAATTATTATATTGAAGAAGATAAAACCTTTGATGAAATTATAGGTATTAAAAGTGCTGAAGTTAAATGTACTTTATCAAATGGAAAAACGCTTTTATTTAAAATTCCTAATATAATAGAAGGCTCTTTTTTATATAAAGGTGATGAAATTATTTGCAATAATCCTCGTTTTCTTCGTTATGTAATCGAACGAATGAATCAACGTATTTGTTTTAATTTTCCAGTTACCTGTGATGAGGATGGAATAGTATGTAAAATGGAGAAAATTTGACTATGGAAAAGGTTGATTTTAGTAAGGTGAGAGAGTGATGGGATATCAAGTACCGACTTATGTTATTATTAAAGATATAAATAATCTCTATTATATAGACAACTTAGGTCTACGATACGGACCCTATCAAACAAAATGGGGTGCTAGACGAGCACTAAATAAATTAATTCATTCAAAAGAACCTATAATAATAGAACAATATGATGAAAAGGGGCAGTTAATAAATGGATAAATGGCAAGCTTGTCCTCTATTTAAATGGTGTCCAAGTAAAACAGCAGCATGTAGAGTTTGTTTACCAGATGACGGATGCTATTGGTATAGATGGTTTGAACAACTAATAAAAGGAAATTTGACTATGGAAAAAAATCCAATTAAAATTACAATTGAAAATTATTGCGGGCAAATTGTTACATTCACAATGTCGCCTGATGCAGAAATTGAATCAAGTCTTTGCATTATAGATGATAAAGTGACTGAAGTTCACATTAATGGATATGATAAAGACATACTAATTGAAAAAGAGGATATTTAATGAATTACACAGCACAAGATATTGAAACTTTAAGCTTTCGCGATGCGGTGCGTGAACGTGTAGCTATGTATATGGGAAGTGCCGATAATCAAGGGGTGCTTCAATGCGTGCGAGAGATTATAACCAACTCCATAGATGAAATGACTATGGGGTTTGGTAATACTATTTATGTAGAATTAGACAAAGACAATTGTATAACTGTAAGTGATAATGCGCGTGGAGTTCCTTTTGGTTTGCGCGAAGATGGAACCGAAGCTATGGAAGCCATTTACACATTACCACATACGGGAGGTAAATTTAACGAAAAAATTTATCAAAACGTAGCAGGTCAAAACGGTATTGGTTCAAAAGGGGTTGCTTTATCTAGCTCCTTTTTTATGGCTGTTTCTACAAGAGATGGTCAGCAAGCTACTTTAGTTTTAAAAGATGGAATTAAAGAAAGTTTTACCATTGAAAAAAATATTGGTGGTAAAGAACATGGCACATTAGTTTGTTTTAAACCATCTCAAGAGGTATATAATTTAGAGCCAATACAAATTAATTTTGATGACTTAAAGGAAATGTGTCGTAATTGGTCTTATTTAACTAAAGGGGTTACTTTTAAGTTAGATAATTTAATTACAAACGAAACTGTTACATACAAATCTGAAAATGGAATACTTGATTTCCTTAAAGATTCAATTAAGAAACCAATTCATAAAACACCGCTTTACATTTCAGTAAAAGAAGATGGAATTGAATGTGAGGTTGCTATGCAGTGGGCGGCCGACCGTAAAGAACATTGGTATGTATTTACTAATGGACTTGCCAACGCAGAAGGCGGCACCTCGCTCACTGGCGTAAAAACAGCTATTACAAATTTCTTCAAAAAAAAATTCAAGGGTGAGTTTAGTCCTGAAGTAGCCAGGTCTGGTTTATTCTATGTGGTGAACTGTAAAGTTCCAAACCCTTCATTTGCAAATCAGACAAAAACGAAAGTGAATAATCCAGAGTTGCGCGGGCTCGCGCAACGTGCGACAGGACAGATGTTAGATGAGTTCAGTCGCAGATATGTGAATGAGTTCGATTCAATAATTGATTTGCTTACAAAAGAACTCAAAGCAGAGCGTGCCGCAGAGAAAGCACGCAAGCAAGTTCTTGAAGCATCGAAAGAAATTGAAAAGAATCAGAAGAAAAAAGTGTTTGCTTCTGACAAACTCAAAGATGCAGAGTTCCTCGGACCAAATGCAACACTTCTTGTAGTAGAAGGAAATAGTGCTATGGGTGGTATGGCTCAGGCAAGAGACTATACAAAATATGGTATTTTAGCTATTAGAGGAAAGATTATCAACTGTCTTTCTAATCCAGAAGAAAAAATCTTCAATAATGAAGAAATCAAACTTCTTCTCTCAGCCATGAACATCGTTCCAGGCAAATATAATCCTTCCAAACTACGCTATGGACGTCTCGCAATCTGCACCGATGCCGATAGCGACGGCGCGCACATAGGTCTGCTTATAATGGCAGCTCTACAATATCTCGCGCCGGAGTTCATTAAAGAAGGCAGACTTTGTTGGCTTCGTTCTCCACTTTATATCGTTGAGAATAAAGGTAAAGAGTCATATTACTTTACTGATGATGAGTTTAATAAGGTGAGAAATAAGGTTAAAGGAGAAGTCACTCGTGCCAAAGGACTTGGTGAGCTTCCCGCAGAGACCGCGCGAGCTTCAATGTTTACACAAGAATATCAGCGTATTGATGTAATGGAATGGAATGACAGAGCAATTGATTTACTTTATGATTTAATGAGTGAAGATGTAGAACCAAGAAGAGATTTTATAATGAAGAAAGTTGATTTTAGTAAGGTGAGAGAATGATTAATTGTTATATAAGAATAGGTTTTATAGTAAATGAAAACGAATATGAAACCGTTTGTACAAATATCTCTTCTTTATTTACTAAAGACATACAAATTATTAAAACTTCAGAATACTGTTTAATCAATAGTTCAATATTATTAATTAGAATCTTTAAATATAAGAATGAAAAAACCATTTCTTTAATTATTAAAAGTGGTAGATATGTATTATTGATTATATCAGATAATATAACAATTCAACCTAACAATTTTAGCTTATTAGTAGACTTGTGTAATTTAGGAAATATTTGGAAAAAACATTTTAACATAGAGGAAACAGATGAGTAATTTACAACCAATTATAGAAGAATCAATGGAACAAATGGAACCATTTTTATAAAGTCCAAATGTGCCATTTCTACTTATATATAGAAGGCAAGGAGGAATAAAAATGGGAGCAAAAATAAATGAAATAGGTAATACATATGGATATTTAACCGTTATTGATACCGCGCCAAGTAAAAATAATCGCGCCATGTGGTTATGTAAATGTAAATGCGGCAATGAATGTATTGTTAGTGGTAAGGAATTACGCAGTGGACATACAAAGTCGTGTGGATGCCTTAAGCGCGAAGCCACTATAAAAAGAAACATAGAACGAGGTGGCGGAGATTTAACAGGACAAAGATTTGGTAAATTAACTGTTTTAGGTTTTGAAAAATGGTTAGACCGAAACAATGGGCATAGAGATAGAATGTGGCGTTGTAAGTGTGATTGTGGTAATGAATGTGTAGTTAATCATAGATATTTAAGGTTTGGGGATACTGAATCTTGTGGTTGCACGAAGTCGCGCGGCAATGCAACAATTATGCGATGGTTAAATTCTAATCATTATGAATATCAAGCAGAATATCGTTTTAAAGATTTGGTAAGCCAATATAATAATATCCCATATCAATTTGACTTTGCTATTTTTGATAATGGCAATTTAAAATTTCTCATTGAATATCAAGGAAACATTCATTTTAAAACCACTCCTGGTGGTTGGAATGATGAAAAAGCACTTGCTGATTGTCAAAAACGAGATAAAATAAAATTTGATTATTGCAATCAAAACAATATACCATTATATTATATTACTTATGAAGAAATTATAGAAGATAGACTAAAGGAGATTATGAATGAGCAATTTATTGCCAATAATTGAAGATAGTTTTACTCAATATAGTTCAGCGGTTATACAATCAAGAGCATTAGTAGATGTGCGCGATGGTCTTAAACCATCTGCACGCCAAATCTTTTATTCAATGTTAATTCGCAAACTAACACCAGATAAACCATATAAAAAGACCGCCAATGCCGTTGGTATGGCTATGGCAGATTTCTATATTCATGGCGATAGTTCTTGTGAAGGAGTAATCATGAGAGCAGGTCAGCCATTTGCCATGCGTTATCCACTGATTGATGTAAAAGGTAATTATGGCTCTTTAATAGAGTCCGGCAATTATGCGGCTATGCGTTATACGGAAAGTCGCTTATCTAAATTGGGCGCTTATCTTTTTAATGATATAGATAAAGAAACTATTAATGAGTGGAAAGATAGTTATGATAATACCAAACAATACCCAGCAGTATTACCAACCAAAGGATACTATAATGTATGCAATGGTAGCATGGGTATAGCGGTAGGTATGGCTTGCTCAATTCCTCAATATAATTTAAAAGAAATGAATCAAGTCCTCGAACACTTACTTCTCAATCCAGAATGTAGTTTCGATGATATATATATTGCGCCAGACTTTGCTACGGGCGCAGTATTACTTAATGAAGACGAAGTTAAAGAGTCGATGAAGAAAGGAACTGGCTTCGCTTGCAAGCTTCGTAGTGTCGTAGATTATGATAAGAAAGAAAACTGCTTTGTGGTTACCGAAATACCATATTCAGTTTATACTAACACAATCTGCGGCGAGTTGGAAGATATAATCAATGGAGAAGAAAATCCAGGCGTTGATAGGTTCAATGACCTGACTGGTAAAACTCCTTTAATCAAAATCTATCTGACGAAGCGCGCGAACCCAAACAAAGTATTAAAATATCTCTATAAAAATACCTCGCTTCAATCTCATTACTCAATTAACTTTACAATGCTTGACAACGGTCGCTTTCCAAGAGTATTCACATGGAAAGAAATGCTTCAAGCACATATCGACCACGAAAAAGAGGTATATATGCGTGGTTTCCAATTCGATTTAAAGAAAATCGAAGACAGACTCCACATAATTGAAGGACTACTTGTTTGTCTCGCGAATATCGACGAGGTAGTCCGAACAATTAAAAACTCCGAGTCTACGCAAAAGGCGCGCGAGCGACTTATGGCATCATATAATCTCGATGAAGCACAAACAAAAGCCATTCTTGATATGAAGCTATCTCGTCTTGCACATCTCGAAGTTGAAAAATTATTTTCTGAAAAGTCAAAACTTGAAAAAGAAAGAGATTTCATTTATAATATAATTAACAATGAAAGTGAGTTTAATGCTCAACTCATTAAAGGGTGGCGAGAAGTCGCAGACAAATTCGGTGATGCCCGCCGCACTCAAATTTTAAATATCTCAAAGGACGATGAAGAGCCTGCCGAAAGACAAGAACTCCTCATTAACCTATCCAATCAGAACAATATCTACATAACAACCACTTCAACCCTCTATACTCAGAGACGCGGCGGTGTAGGTAATAAGTTCAAAATGAGTAAAGGAGAATATGTAATTGCGACCGCTTCGGGAACCAATCTCGATACTGTCCTCCTATTCTCCAATCGTGGAAATTGCTACCACATAACACCTTCCGAATTACCTTTCGAACAGGTAGTTCCAATCGAAAGCATAGTTGAAATCCAAGCAAAAGAAAAAATCGAAGAACTTGTTTTTCTTAACAAAAAGAAACAAAAAGAACACATAATCTTTTTCACGAAAAAAGGTATTTTAAAGAAAAGTAGGCTTTCAGAGTATAACATCAAACGGAAAGTTGGTGTTAAGGCTCTAAACTTAGATAACGACGATGAAATTGTGTCAATTCTTTTTGTGAATGAAGAACGAGTTGGTATGATGACTGCGCGCGGCCAGTTCGTAGTGTGTGAGACAAAGGATGTGCGACCAATCGGTCGCGCAGCAAGGGGAGTTAAGGGTATAACTCTTAACGATGGAGATTCTCTTGTATCTGCAAAGGTTATTCCAGCTGATACAAAAGAATATTTAAGCGTAAGTGAAAAAGGATATATTAAACGAACAACCGCAAAAGATTTCACAGTTACCGGAAGGGCAACTAAAGGAAGTAAAATCCACTCACTCAAAGATGCAGATGATAAACTAATTGCATTTGCTCCAATTACTAATGAGCAGGAAACGATTGTAGTATCCTCAAATGCACAAATTAAAATCAATTTAAATGAAGTAAATCTACTTTCAAAGGGTGCTCAAGGAACTAAATCAATGAAACTGTCTAACGCAAAAGTAATTGGACTATTAGTTGTGTAGTCAGAGAGTTAAAATTTGAGTTTTATTAAAATTTATAGTATAATATTTATAGAAAGTTAAGGATAACTTTCGCGAAAACAAATCATTTAAAAATTTATTTAAACAAGGAGAAAACAAAATTATGAAGCTTACAGAGAAGAGTAATGAAGTATTTGAGTATGTAAAGGCTAATGGCGGAAAGGTTTCCATTCCTGAGCTTGCACAGGCACTTGACAGAACAGAGCGTTCGGTAGGCGCTAACGTAACTGACCTCACAAAGAAGGGTCTCGCAGCAAGAGAAAAGGTTGAGGTTGAAGGCGCAGAGAAGCCAATCACATACGTAGTTCTGACAGAGGAAGGCAAGGTATTTGTTCCGAGCGAGGACGAGGAGTAATTAAATAGGAGGGTTATATAACCCTCCATTATTTATTCTTTTTAAACAAACTGAACAAACAGAACTAGACAAACAGGAGAAAATTAAATGTTAAGACAGGCAGAAAATAGATGTAAAATTGAAGGAGTTCTCGCAGAGGTTGATATTAAGCCGGGTTCATTTGTTAAGAATGGACAGACTGTTGAATCAATCGGAGGTTCGATTATCGTTAAGGTAATCCAGAAGATTAGTGGAGAAGAAAAGGAATTAGCTATTCCGGTTCATATGTTTGCTTCGAAGCTGACAAATAAGGGCACACCTAACCCAGCATATGACTCCATTAAGAAGATTATGGACGAGTATACAAGCATCGCCGCATCAGAGAATGGTGAAGATGGTGCTGATAGAATTCGTATCACAAGTGGAAGTATTCGTATGAATGAGTATTATAGCCAGGATGGAAGACTCGTATCTTTCCCACGCGTTAATGCTTCATTCGTTCAGAAGATTAATAAAGGTGATTGCAAGCCAGAAGCTACTTATACTACTGAGTTTGTAGTTGCAAATAAGTCAGAAGAAATTGACAGAAACGGTGACCCTACAGGCAGATATAGAATCGATGCAATCATTCCGCAGTATGGTGGAAAGGTTGATGTTGTTCCTATGTATGCACAGAGTCCAGGAGTCATCAGCGCAGTTTCTGAGTATTGGGAAATTGGCGATACAGTAAAAGCTAATGGAAGACTTGACTTCTCAGCTACAACTGAAACAATTATTGAGGAAGTTGATTTTGGTGAGCCAATCGAAAAGACAAGAACTGTTAATAGAAGCGACCTTATCATCACTGGTGGTTCGCAGACAGCGCTTGAGGGTGATTTTGCATATGATAATGCAGAAATCCAGGAGGCTCTTGCTGAAAGAAAACTGAGACTTGAAAAGCAGAAGGATAAGGATATGTCAAGAGCGGCTTCTAAGCAGACTCCGCCAAAGACATCAAAGAACGGATTCACAGACCTTGGATTTTAAGGAGGTAGGCTTCAATGATTGATATTTTATCCATTGAGCCTACGGTAATTTCAAGAGATTTGAAAGGTAAATATTTGTTACTATACGGGAAGCCTAAGACAGGGAAAACCACAATGGCTTCCCGTTTTCCTAAAAATCTTTTAATTGCTTTTGAGAAAGGTTACAATGCTATTGATGGAATTAAGGCTGTTGACGTTAATAAATGGTCAGAGTTCCGTCAGATTTTAAGGCAATTAGAGAAACCGGAAGCTCAGGCGATGTATGATACGATTACAATTGATACTACAACGATTGCTTACGAAATGTGCGAACAGTTTGTATGTAGTCAGAATGGAGTTCAATCAATCCGTGATATTCCTTGGGGTCAGGGATGGACACTCGTAAAGAAAGAATTTGAATCGTGTTTAAGAAAGATAACAATGCTTGGTTATGGTTTGGTTCTTATTTCACATATTGAAACTAGAAAAGAAAAGACCGCAGATGATAGTGAGATTGAAATTCTTGCGCCATCAATGCCAAAACGTTGTTATGAAGTTGTAAATCAAATTGTAGATATTATAGGATATATTGCTACTGAATGGGATGATGATGGTAATAGTTATAGATGGCTGTATACTAGACAGACACCGACCGTTATGGCGGGCAGTCGATTCCCATATCTTGCGCCGAAGATTAAACTTGGCTATGATGAGTTGGTCGCAGCAATAAATGAAGCTATTGATAAACAGAGAGATTTAGATGGCGCGACAGTAGTAGATAAGCTTGAAAGAAAAACAGAAGAAGAACTTAACTTTGAAGAGATTAGAGATGAAGCTCAAAAGATTTGGGCAAAACTCGTAAATGCAGACCCTGCCAACGCGGAGAAGGTTTTAAAGAAGGTTGAAATGATTTTCGGAAGAAAACTGAAACTTTCAGAGATTACCGAAGACCAGAAAGAACCTTTCTTCCTTGTATTACTTGAAATGAGAGATATGGTTAAGTAAGTTTAAAACGCATCCAAAAGGGGTGCGTTTTTAAATTTGACAAACTTTTATTTTTCTGATATAATATAATTATGAAGAAAGGAGACTTTTATGGCACAATGTAGATTATGTAAAATTGAAATTAATAAAGAGAAAGACGATTGGGTAATGCCCAGCAAAAATTACTATTACCATAGGAAGTGTTATGAAAATTGGAAGAAAGCACAGCCTGATAATGATGAAGCATATGTTGATTTAATTTATGACTTCATCGCGCGCGACCTTAAAGTCACGTATGATTATTGGGTATGTGAAGCACAACGAAAAAAGTTTTTGAAAGAGAAGATGACCAATAAGGGCATCTTATTTGCGTTGAAATATTTTTATGAAGTAAAACACGGTGATTGGGAAAAGGGACATGGAGGAATTGGTATAATTCCTTTTGTATATAATGATTCGTGTGCATACTGGGCCGCGCGTGAGCGTAGGTCAGCTGGAACAATCGCAGAAATTGAACGTCAAATGCGCGAAGCAGCAGCAAGAAAGAAAGTGCGTATACAAAGACACGAAACAAAACCTAAATATACAATTGATTTTAGTGTGTTAGACGATTTGGAGGACGAAGAATGACTTTTTATATAAATAAAGTGCATATAAGCGAATCTGATTGGGAGCACGAATGTATAGGACTTTTTGATAAAGAAAATTGGGTAGGCGAAGGAAATTTTTGTGGCTGGTATGGTGCAGAATATTATAAAGATACAACATTAATAGCATACGGAATTCAATTGGGTCATAGTAGTATTTATAATCCAAAACGTCCATTTAACGGCGGTTTTAAAGTTGTCAAAGAACATTATGATAAAATACCTATTGGTTCTTGTTATTGGACAAGAAGTTTCGATGCTAATTCAGTAGAAGAAGCTATAGAAATTTTTAGAAAGCAAGAGTGGGAAAATGATTGATAAACGAGATACTCAACAAATACTCGGCTGTTTAATGAAGAAACCGCAGTTATTAAGTGAGATTGACAAATATTCATTTATCTTAACTGATTTTCCTTCAAGATTTGAACGGTCAATATTTATGGCAATAAATGGGTTGTATAAGAATGGAGCAACAAAAATACAACCTATTGATATAGAGAACTTTATAGAACCAGACCAAGTATCTGCGAAATTATTTAAGGATAAAAATGGAATTGAATATCTACAGGATATAGTAGAGCTATCAGAAGTTGATAACTTTGATTTCTATTATAATAGATTTAAGATGTTCAATTTGTTAAAGGACTTAAAGAAACAAGGTTTTGATACAAGTGAGTTCTATTGTGAAGACTTGGCAAATCCGAAAGCAGATGAAATAAACCAAGCATTTAATATGTTAAGTCCGAAACTGATAACTGACGCAGTAAGAAAAAAGTTATTAGGAGTAGAAGCTAAATATGAAACAACTGATGAAATAGAAATTGAAGCCGCCGCAAAAGGAATGGCAACATTAGTTGATGAGTTCGGTGCAGCATATGAGATTGGTATGCCGGTTCAGGGCACGATATATAATCAGGTAATTGATGGAGCGAAGAAAGGCACTTTGACGATTAGGTCTGCGGCCAGTGGTGTAGGAAAGACAAGGAATGCAGTAGCTGATGCTTGTTATTTAGCTTATCCTTTTAGATATAATAGTACGACTTGTAGCTGGGAACAAGAAGGCAACAGTGAAAAAGTTCTGTTCATCGTGACCGAGCAGAGATTTAAAGAAGTTAGAACGATGATTCTAGCTTACTTAACAGATATAAATGCTACAAGATTTAAATATGCAGATTTCTCTGATAGAGAACGCGCAGTCATCACACAGGCGATTCATTTGATGGAGAAGTATAATAATTTAATTCTCGTAAAAATGCCGAATCCAACAATTGAGTCGGTCAAAACAATTGTAAGAGAGAATTGTATTATTTATGATATAGGTTATGTATTTTATGACTATATATTTATTGGACCATCGCTGTTAAATGAGTTTAAAGGTTTTGCTTTGAGAAATGATGAAGTATTACTTATGTTTGCTACGGCGCTGAAAGATTTGGCAGTTGAATTAGATGTAGCAATGTTTACTTCAACACAGTTAAATGCAAAAGGTGATGATAATAAAGATATAAGAAATGAAGGAACTCTTGCGGGCGGCCGTAGCACAATTAACAAAGCAGATAATGGCGCTGTAATGGCAAGACCGACAAAAGAAGAATTAGAGATACTCGCGCCGCTGTATGAAAATCATCCAGAGAATAAACCGAACTTAGTAACTGATATTTTTAAGGTGAGAAGTGGTGAATGGACGCAGGTGAGAATTTGGTCTGATATGAACTTGGGTACCTTAAAGAAAAGAGATTTGTTTATAACTGATTCACGAATGGACCCGATTGATAATTTTAATTCACGAATTGAATATAATATTAAGAGTTGGGAAGATTCGGAAGATGAACATATAAATGTAATAGTAGAAAGGTTAAATCAAGGTGAGATAATTGATTGATTATAAAAGTATAGTTGAACAATTAGATACTCATAAAGTTATTCAATTGATGATTACACTTGGCGCAGATGAGTTTATTGAAAAACCAGGATATATAATTTTTCCTACTATCTGTCATAATGAAGATGCAAGTGATGCATCTATGAAGCTTTATTATTATGAGAATAGTCATATGTTTGTGTGCTACACAGAATGTGGTAATATGAATATCTTTTCATTTATGAAGCATTACTATGATGCTCGCGGCATTTCATATGACTGGTATCAAGACATATATAAGGTAATTCTTGATTGTAGTAATTATAATCCCAACTTTGGGTTCGCGCCGCAGAAGTATCAGCGTATACGTGATATATACGCTGCACCCGAGCGTGTGGAATTACCAACATATCCAAATGGTATTATAGATGTATTTACGAAGTTCTATCCTCCGGAGTGGTTAAACGATGGCATTACTAAAAAGAGTATGGAAAAATTTAATATACGCTATTCGGTGCCACAGAATAAGATTATAATACCGCATTATAATCCAAAGGGAGAACTTATAGGCATACGAGGTCGCGCGCTTAATCAATGGGAAATTGAGAATGTGGGTAAGTATATGCCGGTGCAGATAGAAGGTAAGTGGTATAGTCATCCACTATCGCTTAACCTATACGGATTAAATATAACAAAAGACAACATCCGAAGAACTGGCACCTGTTTCTTATTTGAAGCAGAAAAAAGTTGCTTACAGTTTGAAGGCTTTGACTTTGCAAATTGTTCGGCCGCTGTATGCGGAAGTCAGTTCAATAAGCATGCTTTAAAACTGTTGATGCAAACCGCACACCCGCGCGAGGTCGTAATTTGTTTTGATAAAGAAGAAAAACCAGGTAGTGATGAATATTTCAATAAACTATGGAATATAGGGAAGAAATATTCTAACTATGCTGATTTTTCATTTATATATGATAGAGAAAATTTATTAGATATGAAAGATTCACCGACCGATAAGGGAAGTGAAGTATTTTGGAAGTTATATAGAAAGAGAGTAGTGGTAAAATGATAGAAAAAGTTTTAATGGATAGAGATGAATTTCAGCGTTATATTATTGAATATATTAATAGTGATGAATTTAACCAACATTATAACTCTATGAAATTTACTGATGATAAACAAGCTTTTATGCAAGGATTAGTATGGGCCGCTCTATTAACAGTAAGAGTACCACATTACTATTTAAAAGGAGATGAATAATTATGGCTGATTTTATATACTTCTGGGTAGGAGTAATACTAGCCTCTGTTTTTTATTATAAAACCGATGATTGGAGAATTAAAAGATTGAAGCAAAATGGATATGATGCAGCAGTGCGTGATATTATAGAGTTTGGATACTATTATGATACAAATAATAATAAGATTAATGTAATAGTTAATAAAAGAGGGTAGGAATAAAATGACATTAACTCAAAAAGAACAAAAAGATATTTTAAATACTATAGGAGAAGCAGCTAATAATATAGGCTGGGCTTTAATAAAAGCTAATGGCCAGGCTCAATGCCATTATTTAGGAGCTACGTTAACTCGTTTATCTGATTTAATGATACAAGTTAATAAGGCAGAAATTAAAGAATTAAATATAGGGGATTATTTTTAATGAAATGTAAATTAGTAAATAAAGATATAAGACAAAATTATACAAATGAATTACTTATGGAGCGCGGACTGAGTCCCGTTGAATTAGAATATTTTCTAAACCCCGACGGCTCATATCTTCAGTCTCCTTATGGCTTAGATTATATAAACCAGGCTAGACGTATGTTTGATACTATGGTTAATCAAACAGCTGAAGATACAATTATGGTAGTAGTTGATTCCGATGTAGATGGTTTTACTTCCGCAGCAATTTTCATTCAGTATCTACGTAAGTTTAATAAAGAAGTTAAAGTGATTCCTATACTCCATAGCGGAAAGGGACATGGATTATCAGATACCTACGAGAAAATTAGTAGTCAAATTGAAGATGGTGAAAATGTAAAGTTTGTAGTACTTCCAGATGCAGGCAGTAATGACTTTGAATATATTGAAAAACTTGGAAATAATTATGGAATTAATTGTTTAATTCTTGACCACCATATTGTAGAACCAGATACTCATTTTTCAGACTATGCAGTTATTGTAAATAATCAGTTGTCTCCAAATTATGTTAATAAAGAATTATGTGGTGCAGGAGTAACTTGGCAGTTTTGTAGATGGTGTGATATACTTTATCATACTAATTATGCCGATGAATTTATCGACCTGGCCGCACTTGGTCTAATTTCTGATATGATGTCGATGTTATCACTTGAGAATAGATATATCGTCCATACAGGTCTTAATAATATAAATAACTATTTCTTTCAAGCATTATGTGAAAAGCAATCATTCTCAATGGGCGGCAAAGTAAATCCAATCAGTGTAGCCTTTTATATAACCCCACTTATCAACGCAATGATTCGCGCGGGCGCGCAAGAAGAAAAAGAACGTTGTTTCCAAGCCTTTATTGACGGACATGCACTGGTCGAATCTCATAAGCGTGGTGCGAAGGGAACCTACGAAGAAGTTGCCATTGAGTCCGCGCGCGAGTGTACGAATGCACGTGCGAAGCAGAATCGTATACTTGATAAAGCAGTTGAGGAGCTTGAAATTAAAATTGCAAAGCATGATTTACTTTCAAATAAGGTATTATTTATTAGATTAGAAGAAGACGACCAATTCCCGCCAGAGTTAAATGGACTTGTAGCTATGAAGCTGAGCGCAAAGTATAAGAAGCCAACCATAGTGGCGCGCCTTAACGAAGAGGGAGAGATTAAAGGGTCAAGTAGAGGTTTAAATGAATCAGAACTTACATCTTTTAAAAACTTCATGGATAATAGCGGTTATTTCACTTTCACTGCAGGCCATGATAACGCATGTGGTATAGGGATTTTAGATAAGAACCTTGCCGCTTTCCATGAATATGCGAATAAAGAACTTGCCAATGTAGATTTTGGTGAGTCATGGTATGAAGTTAATTTTGAACGCATCGCTGCAGATACTGACATTGAAGATTTAATTATAGATATTGCAAGTCATGAAGATTTGTGGGGACAGCAAAATCCACAGCCTTTAATTCATATTAAGGATATTAACATAACGAAAAACGATATACAGATAATGGGACGCAGTGCAGATACCGTTAAAATTACCAAGTTCGGTATTGCTTATTTAAAGTTCCATGCAAAAGATTTCATTGAAGAACTTGGTAAATATGATAATATAAAATTAGAGGTTGTTGGAAGGGCGAACCTGAACGAGTGGATGGGAAATTTCACTAGTCAAATTTTTATAGATAACTATCAAATAGAAGATGGAACATTGGGGTTTTAATTATGATTTATCAAGGAAGTAAAAATAAATATGCCGATAGTATAGTACCAATTTTACAAAAATTAATTGATGATAATAATATTCAATTATATGTTGAGCCATTTGTAGGCGGTGCAAATATAATAGATAAAATTAATTGTCCACATAAATATGGAATAGATAAAAATTATTCTTTAATTTGTTTATTAAGAAAAGCTCAAGAAGCTCCAGAAGATATACCATCAACTGGAAGTAAAGAATTGTGGTATCAAGCCAAAGATATCTATAGACGTTATAAAGGTGAACCACAAATGGAAGAAGAAATGGAAGGTTGGCGTATTGGAGCCATTCAATTTTTAGGTAGTTATAATAGAGGCGGTTTTAGTCGTGGTTATGCTAATTCCACAAAGGAACAAGATTTCTATAAACAAGCTTATGATAATTTAATAAAACAAGCTAAAGAACCAAAATTTAAAGATATTATTTTTTGTCACTCTAATTATAATGAATTACAATTAGATGATAACTTTCCAACTCTAATTTATTGTGATCCACCATATGAAAACACTAAACCATATGGATATAAATTCGAAACCGACTTTGACTATAAATATTATTGGAATTGGGTGCGAAAAATGAGTCAAAAACATATTGTAATATGTAGCGAACAAAATTTTCCATCTGATTTTAATATTATATGGCAAAAAGAAGTAAAACGAACTATGAATAATAAGCGTAAAACAGCTATTGAAAAACTTGGTATTTATAGCGGTGATTTAAATTGGAAGTTATTGGTAGAGCAAACGTAAATTATTGGGGCGGATATGCTACTCCACAGATTTTTATAAGTAATTATCAAATTGAAGATGGAACATTGAGGTTTTAAATATGATAGAGTTAAAACAAGGAGACTGTTTAGAATTAATGAAAGATATACCTTCACATAGTATTGATATGATATTATGTGATTTACCTTATGGGACCACCTCTTGTAAATGGGATATTATTATACCATTTGAACCACTATGGGAAGAATATAAAAGAATAATAAAAAATAATGGAGCTATTGCTCTTTTTGGAAAGCAACCGTTTACTTCTTTTTTGATACAATCGAATTTAAAATGGTGGCGATATGAATTAATTTGGGAAAAGGAAAAAGGAACAGATTTTGGTAATGCTAATCGAAAGCCTTTAAATGCTCACGAATCAATTCAAATTTTTTATAATAAACAACCAACTTATAATAAACAAATGCTTCCAGGACAACCTTATACTAAAAAGAATTATCATAATAATAATGAAGAAGATTTAAATTTTAAATCAGATAATAGTGGTATATGGATAAACAAAGGAGAACGCACTCCAATAACAGTATTAAAATTTACAAGAGATAATATTCATAAAGGAACTAATTTTCATCCAACTCAAAAACCGGTAAAATTATTAGAATGGCTAATTAAATCTTATACTAATGAAGGCGAAACTGTATTAGATAACTGCATGGGTTCTGGCAGTACTGGAATAGCTTGTGTTAATACTAACAGAAAATTTATCGGTTATGAATTAAATAAAGAATATTTTGAAATTGCAAAGAAAAGAATTGAAGATGCCAAAATAAAATTGACAAAACAGTAAAAATCTGATATAATTATAATATAAAATAAGAGAAAAGGAGTAATGTGAATTGAAAGAAGAACTTTTACAATTATATATAGAAGCATTAGACGAAGCAACAAGTTTCTTTTTAAGTGACTATGCTAGTACTATCAATGAATGGGAAGAAAGACAAAAGTCTGATAAGGAACAAATAGAATATTTTAAATCACTATTAAATCAATTATAATTTATAAGTCCTACGTACACAGCGGCCGTTCAACTTATTTTACGGGTGGGTTCAACCTATTTGTGAAATAGGTTGGGCGGCCGCCTTCGACATACAATTTCGACGATTTTCAAAGAGAAAAATCTAATATTTTTTCTCAATTTGGAATACTTTATATAATTATTTTCTACTTATAATTAGAAAGGAAATAAGGAGAAAATTATGGCTAGTATATATAAAATAACAGATGCAACAAATGGGTGGGTTTATATTGGAGAAACTACCCGTACAGTTCAGGTAAGATGGAAACAACATTTGTCTCGTGCGAAAGACTTACAATATACTGAATATTTATATAGAGCAATGCGTACACACGGAATAGAAAATTTTTCAGTCGAACAAATTGCAGAATGTGATGATAAAGATAGGTTTAAAGTTGAGACTGAATATATTACAAAATATAACTCTTGGGTTGGCTTTGAAAATCATAGGGGATATAATTTAGTTTTATCTCAAGAGGGTATTGCACCTATTATGGCACAAGAAATTTTGAATTGCTGGAATGACGGCTTGACTTTAGTGCAAATCAGTGAAAGATTACATGTCTGCGATAAAACAGTACGTTATTCATTAAGAAACAGTGGAATAACAGAAGAACAAGTATTAGAAAGACGTAATCAAAATGCAGGAAAACATAGTCGAAAACCGGTTATTCAATACACAATGGATGGGGAGTATGTTAATGAATATGAATCTATTTCAGATGCCGCGCGAGCAATGAATAAAACATCTCCTGCTCAAATTCAAAAATCTTGTGCGGGTAAAATTTCATTAACGGCATATGGATACATTTGGCAATATAAAGACGACGATAATGTTGAAGAAATAATATCCATTTTAAAAACAAAGAATAAAAAGGGGATTAATAAAAAAGCAATTCAACAAATAGATATAGATGGTAATATTATAGCAGAATATGAATCAGCCTCTGCTGCCGGCAGAGCTTTTAATAAAGCACACACAGCCTTTGCTAAAGCCGCGAGAAATGGTAATATGGCTTATGGTTATTATTGGAAATATAAATTGACAAATTAGAAAAAATCTGTTATAATTATAATATAGGTTAAAGTAGAGATAAAGGAGTAATTAATGCGATTTGAAACACATGCACATTCAATGTACAGTAATATAAGGCTTGTGGATTGTATTAATAAGCCCGAAGATTTAATACGTAAGGCTGCAGAGTTAGGTTTAGCAGGCATTACATTAACAGACCACGAATCTTTAAGCGGTCATGTCGATTGGTTAAATGCAGAAAAGAAATTAAAAAAAGATGGTGTTATCCCATCTGATTTTGTGTGTGCGCTTGGTAATGAGATTTATCTAGTTGATAATAGAGAAAATGCAACCAAGTTTTGGCATTTTATACTTATTGCAAAAAATAAAGAGGGTCACCGCGCGCTCAGAGAGTTATCCTCAACAGCATGGTATAATTCTTTCAGATATAGAGGTATGGAAAGAGTACCAACAACAAAAAATGAGCTTCGCGCGATTGTACATAAATATCCAAACACGTTAATAGCGGATAGCGCATGTCTAGGGTCTGAAGTTGCACATCTAACATTAGAATTAGTTGATTTAGAAAAAGCAAAAGTAAAAGATGAGCAAGCAATTTATAATAAAAAACTTGAAATAGTTAATTTTTGTAACTTCTGTAGAGATTTATTTGGCGATGATTTTCACCTTGAGGTCGCGCCGAGTGCGTCAAAAGACCAAATTAAATATAATAAAAGAATAAAAGAAATTGCCGAAGGTTTAAATATTAAATTAGTATTTGGCGGCGATTCGCATTATTTAACTAAAGAAGATAGATTAGTTCACAAAGCATTTCTTAATTCTAAAGAGGGTGAGCGCGAAGTTGATGAATTCTACTCATATGCTTATCTTATGAATGATGAAGAAGCATTTGAGAATTGCGCAGGTGTGTTCACAAAAGAGGAGTTCGACGAAATATGTTATAATTCAATTGAAATAATGAATAAAATTGAACATTATGAACTCGACCATTCGCCGGTCATTCCAGAAACAAAAGTTAAATATTATGTACCAGTAAAAGATGAATCACTAAAGGAGTATCCGACATTATATTTCTTACGTTCCAAAGGGACAGATAATGAAAGATATTGGGTTAATCAATGTCTGGAAGGATTAATTAAAATAAATAAGAAAGATGATACAGTATATATTAAACGTCTAGAAGAAGAAGCAGATATTATTAATACAGTTGGTAATAATTTAGGAAATGATTTATTTTCTTATTTTAATACATTTCAAAGTTATATTGACTTATTTTGGGACTGTGGTTCAATTGTGGGGCCAGGTCGCGGAAGTTCGGTTTGTTATTTATCAAACTATCTTCTTGGCATAACTCAATTAGACCCAATTGAATACAATCTTCCAGCCTTTCGATTCTTAAACAAAGAAAGAGTTGAATTACCAGATATTGATATCGACCTCTCACCATCGAAACGTCCTCTTATTTTTAAAAAAATAAGAGAAAGAGTCGGGGAAACTAACCTGTTGCAAGTTGCAACATTCACAACAGTTGGACCGCGTTCTGCGGTTTTAACGGCATGTCGCGGCTATCGTTCAGATAATTATCCAAATGGAATTGATAATGACGTGGCGCAATATATAGCAAGTATGATACCTTCAGAAAGAGGATTTACATGGCCACTTTCTGATATGATATATGGAAACGAAGAAAAGGGAAGAAATGCAAATAGAACTTTTATAGAAGAGGTTAATCAATATCCAGGACTATTAGAAATAATGTTTGGCATTGAAGGATTAATTTCAACTCGAAGTCAACACGCATCTGGAGTAATTATATATAATGAATCGTGTTGTGATACCGGTGCGCTAATGCGCAGTCCAGGAGGTGAATTAACAACTCAATATGCACTTCATCAGTGCGAGCAATGTGGCGATGTCAAGTTTGACTTTTTAGTAACAGAGATATGTGACAAATTAATTTCTACAATTGATTTATTACAAAAAGACGAGCTTTTACCTAAAGATGCAACGTTGCGACAGGTATATGACGAATATCTTCATCCATCTAAACTTGATATAAATGATACAAGAATATGGGATGCATTAGGAGACGGTCATGTTATTGATGTATTTCAATTTTCAACACAAGTTGGATTACAGGCCGCGACATCTATTAAGCCTCGTAATCCAATTGAAATGATGATGGCAAATGCATTAACAAGACTTGTTGGTGAAAGAGGACAAGAACGTCCTATTGATAGATATATTAGATTAAGAAGTAATATCAATTATTGGTATGACGAGGTTCGTCGAAGAGGTTTAACAGAAGAAGAAATAAAATTAATTGAACCTTATTATCTTCCATCTAGTGGTTGTCCAACAACACAGGAAAAATTAATGTTAATATGTATGGGTGTTGCTAATTTTTCATTAAAAGATGCTAATGGCGCACGAAAAATAGTGGCGAAAAAACAAATTAATAAAGTTCCTGAATTAAAACAACAATTCATTGATGGATGCGGGAGTGAAAAACTGGCAAATTATGTGTGGGACACATGTATGGCACCGCAGATGTCATACTCGTTTGCTGAGCCACATGCACTGGCATATTCATATGTTGGAATTCAAGTATTATATTTAGCAACTAATTTCCCAGAGATATATTGGGATTGTGCCTGTCTTATATCTGATAGTGGTGGAATGGAAGACACCTTAGATAATGATGATGTAGACATAGAAATGGGAGAAGATGAAATCGAAGAGGCTGAAACACCAAAGAAAAAGGTGAAAGCGACAAATTATGGAAAAGTTGCAACAGCCATTGGAAAAATGATGGCGGCACACATCAATGTAACTGCGCCGGATATTAATAAATCTGAATATACTTTTACGCCAGATGCAAATAATAATTTAATTCTTCATGGATTAAGTGGAATCACTAGAGTTGGGAAAGATTTAATTAAAGATATAATGAATAATCGTCCATATAATGGAATCGATGACTTTATTAATAAAATAAAGATTAATAAACCTCAAATGATTAACTTGATTAAATCGGGAGCATTTGATTCATTTTATAATGATAGATTCGATGCAATGAATCATTATATAGATTTAATTGCAGATAAGAAAAAAAGAGTTACATTACAAAATATGAAAATGTTAATTGATTTTAATTTAATACCAGAAGAATATGATTTACAATGCAGAGTCTATAACTTTAATAAATATTTAAAAAAGAATAAATTTGGAAATTCATATGGTCTAGATGATATTGCATTAGGGTTTTACTCATATAATTTTGATATGGATTTACTTATACCGTGTACAGAATCAAACTATATGTTTCAAATTAAACAAACCGATTGGGATAAAATATATAAAAAACAAATGGATAAAATTCGACCTTTTATTCAACAGAATAATGAAGAATTGTTAAACGCAATTAATAATAGATTGAGGCAAGACTTATGGGATAAATATTGTGAAGGTAATATAAGCAAATGGGAGATGGATTCTATATCTTGTTATATTCATGAACATGAGTTGGCCCATTTAAAAAATAATGTTTATGGTTTAGCAGATTTCTATAAACTTCCAAATGAGCCAGAAGTTGTATATAGATTTAAATCTAAACAAACCGGTCAATTAGTTCCGTTGTATAGAATACACAGAATTGCTGGAACAGTCTTAGATAAAGATAAAACAAGAAAAACGATTACCTTATTAACAAAAGATGGAGTTGTGTCGGTAAAATTGTTTGGTGAAGTTTTTACACATTATGATAAACAAACATCGACAAAAGGCGCCGATGGAAAAAAGCATATATTAGAACGTAGTTGGATTAGCCGTGGAAATAAAATTATAGTTGCAGGAATTAAAAATGGAGAAGGAGATTTTGTTGCAAAGAAATATAAAAACAGTGGTTTCCACCTTATTGAGTTAATAACTTCAATAGATGAAAATGGATATATTCAAACAAAAAAGGAGCGTGATGAGGTATGATAATAATAACTGTAGGTGATTTAGTCGCAGAACTACAACAATTACCTCAAGATGCTAATATATTTGATTTATATGGAGAACGTTTTGAGGATTTAAAATATTCTAATGAAATTTACTTGGGTGACCCGGCAAATCCTCGTGTCGAAATTACTGAGGGGTATATATTGGAATGAGTTATGGACTATATGATGCTGACCTCCCTTACTATCCAATTCCATTTTACAATTTAGAACTAATGAAATTGTCTTCCTATTATAAACGCAAGCGAGAGATAGTCGGGTTATCACCCGACTTCTCTCCGCAGAGATATAATCATTTTATTATACGCCAAGATTTTTATAATCCATACTCACACTTTAAAGGTCAGAATGTCGAACTTGGCGGCCGCGCCTTCGACGGAGAAACATATAAGCCTCTTCCAATAGAAATTGAACGAATGCGACCAGACATAGGACTTTATGATAGAGTGAAGCCGAATCAAATCAAGGGCTATAACAAAAGTGCTTTAAGTACAATGCGGCGAGCCGAACATTTGCGCTTATCGCTTGATGGTAAAACAATTTGGAAAGATTTTGAGCGACAATTTCGCAATGAAGATAAGGCTTATGGAGTTATTTTCCATGACTACAATCTGAATGATGTTGAAGGCGCGCGAGTGTTAATAGAAGAATCTATCAACGAATGGATACCTCATGCGACCGGCCGCCGTATAGGTATGAAGTATCCGGTTATCGTAGACAACAAAGAAGACTTAATTTCATGGCTTTCATTTCAACCTATGATTCCATATTTCTCCCTTGTCCATAAAGGACTCATCGACGAATCATATATTCCCGACCTAGTCGAAGTTTATCGCACATCAAATGCAATTCGTCAAACCTCTATTGACATCCGTGATTGTTTCTCAAATTACGAACTTGTCCATGGCGGCATTCAGCGAATTTTCCGCAATATAATAAATTTACGTAGTCATTGCCTTACTTTTCCACTTATTTATAATGAGAATGCGCTCATTGACTCCGATTGGAAAATGGTAATGAAGTTAATTCTACGATATAACACTCACTTGGCTACGAACGGAGACCCAGAGTTCTTCCGTAGAGTAGAACCATTTGAAACATTATACAGTTATTGCTTTGGCGCAATAAAACAATATCAAATTAAAGAACCATTACTTGAAAAGGAATCAATACAAAAAATCTTTCAATTCGTAAGAGAAAACAATTACGACTTATTCAAAGATTTCTATGAATACCGTGGAGGTGAAGTAAGAAATGACAGGTGAAGAAATTAGAGATAAAATTAATTTCAACAACCAAAAAATCCAATCGTTAATGGACCCATCTATATTCATTCTTCAACCAGAAGTACAAAAATATATGGAAGATAATGAATATCTCAAAACAATTTGTCCTCACAAATATGAAAATGGAGTATGTATTTATTGCGGACAAACAGAATAATCAATCCTTAATATAATTAATTGCTTAGGAGGGATAAATGCAATACATTAAGAAAAGAGATGGTAGAGTAGTTGAATTTAATAAGAATAAAATTGTTAATGCTATATTAAAAGCCTTTCAACAAGTTGACGGAGATATTTCAAATTACGCCCTTGATAAGGCAAACAATATAGCTAATTTTATTGAAAATGAAACTGAACAAGTACTAACAGTAGAAGAAATCCAAGACCTCGTCGAAAATGGACTTATGTCTACAAAACGTAAAGACGTGGCAAGAGCCTATATTAAATACAGGCAAGAGCGCAGTCGTGAGCGCGAATGGAACACGAAGATGATGGATAAGGTTGCTGTCAAGTTGGCCGCTTCCGATGTCCAGAATCAAAATGCAAACGTCGATGAATACTCATTCGGCGGCCGCAGAGGAGAAGCTGATTCTGTAATTTTCAAACAGTATGCACTTGATAACCTTATATCAAAGATGGCACGCAACAACCATTTAAACAATGAAATTTACATCCACGACCTTGATGCTTACATCCTCGGCATGCACAATTGTCTAACGGTTCCATTTGATGACCTGCTTGCGACTGGTTTTAATACAAGACAAACAGATGTTCGTCCAGCAAACTCAATTAACACAGCCTTTCAGTTGGTAGCCGTTCTGTTCCAGCTTCAATCGCTTCAACAGTTCGGTGGTGTAAGTGCATCGCATCTTGATTGGACAATGGTTCCTTATGTAAGAAAAAGTTTCTATAAACACTTTTGTAATGGATTACAATATATAGAACTACCAGATCTATATTATAAAAATAAACCTGATGGTAGCCACGTGCAATTTTTAACTATTCGTAATAAATTTTCTAGTGATATGAGTATTGATGCTTCAGAGTATAAAGAATATCCTAAGGCTTATCAATATGCCATGGATATGACAGAGAAAGAAATGAACCAAGCTGTAGAAGGAATGTATCATAACCTTAATACTTTACAAAGCAGAAGCGGAAATCAGCTTCCTTTCACTTCAATCAACTATGGCACATGCACTTTACCAGAGGGCCGCATGATTATCAAAGCCTTACTTGAAGGCTCAATCAAGGGAGTAGGCAAACTCCATAAAACAGCTATCTTCCCTTGCGGCATCTTCCAATATATGAAAGGCGTCAATGACAAACCAGGGACTCCAAATTACGATTTGTATAGACTTGCTCTTGAATCGACTGCAAAACGCTTATATCCAAATTACGCAAACGTAGATTGGTCAGGCAATGCGGGCTATGACGTTAATGACCCAAGCACATATTTTTCCACAATGGGATGTCGTACTGCCAATGGCTACGATATTAATGGGTTCGGGCAGTTAAAAGACGGTCGTGGTAATATCTGTCCAGTAACCATTATACTCCCAACACTTGCAATGGAGGCAGGAAATGTTGAAGACTTTATGGTTTTACTTGATGAAAAGATTCACGAAGCCAAGGACATGCTACTTGAGAGGTTTGAGTATATATGTTCTCAAAGCCCATCCTCCGCAAAATTTATGTATGAGAATGGAACAATGAAGGGCTATGTGCCAGAAGAAGGCATACGTTCTGCTCTCAAACATGGAACAATCGTAATTGGACAACTCGGTCTTGCCGAATGTCTACAAATTCTTATTGGTTGCGACCACACAACTGATGAGGGTATGAAACTTGCAAAGCGCATTGAGCAACTTTTTAAAGATAGATGCGCTGAGTTCAAACAAACCTATAAATTGAATTTTGGAGTATATTATACTCCAGCAGAAAACCTCTGCTACACAGCCATGAAAAAGTTCAAAGAAGACTTCGGAGAACTTCCAAATATCAGCGACAGAGATTACTTTACAAACTCAATGCACGTACCAGTATGGAAAGAGATTTCACCATTCGATAAAATTGACATCGAATCAGAACTCACCGGTTATTCCAGTGCCGGATGCATTACTTACGTTGAATTAGAAGGGGCAATATTAAAAAATCTTGATGCATTAGAACAAATCGTATCCTATGCTATGGATAAAGATATTCCTTACTTCGCAATCAATGTACCTAATGATACCTGTCTTGAATGTGGGTGGACAGGTGAAATTGAAAACGAATGTCCAGAATGTGGTTCAAAAAATATACAACGTCTAAGACGTGTAACTGGATATTTAACTGGCAACTACACAACTGCTTTTAACATAGGTAAACAGCATGAAGTTGAAGACCGATTCAAACATAGCAAAAAGCTTTAATGCTGTAATAGCAGGATTGTTAATTGGTTTGGGTGTTATTATTAACACCCAAACCAAACCACCAATTTTAGGAGCATTGTTATTTAGTTTTGGATTATTAACTATAATCCATTTAAAGCTTCCTTTATATACTGGAAAAATTGGTTACTTAAAAGATAAGTTAGCTTTAATTTTAGTCTTTAATTTAATCGGCATCGGAATAACTGTTGCGGCCTACTATATAGCTAATTCGCAGTTTCATGAACTCATTAGCGCGGCCGCGAGTGTAAAGTTTGAAAAAACATATGCTCAAATGTTATTCGGAGGAATATTCTGCGGGATGCTTATCCACTTTGCAGTTAAATGTAAAGTATCATATTTAACTTCAATGGCAGTAATCATATTCATACTCATCGGTGCCGAACACTGTATAGCAGATTTTCCATATTTACTTACCACCCTTTCACTACCCCACATAGGAAAATTTTTAATGGTAATTCTTGGAAACTCTATCGGTGCAATTTTGATAGAAAAAGGTATAAGTTATGAATAGATATAGCGCAGTAATACCGAATGATGTTGTTAATGGACGAGGCGTATGCACTAGTTTTTGGGTGCAAGGATGTCCGCATCACTGCCCCGGTTGTTTTAATGAAGAAACATGGGACTTCAATGGGGGTATTCCATACACCCCAGAAGTCAAATGGGAAATAATTAAGGCAATTTCAGCCAATAACATCACCCGTAACTTTTCTGTCCTTGGAGGAGAACCATTAGCTCCACAAAATATAGATATGACATGGGAAGTTATTGACGCGGTGCGCCACGCTTATCCACATATTGAAATTACTTTGTGGACGGGTTATACATATGAAGAGCTAGCAGCGCGGCAAAATGAAAATCTGTTAAACATTTTAAATACAATAGATGTATTAGTTGATGGGCCTTTTATTGAAGAAGAAAAGGATTTATCGTTGCGTCTACGAGGCAGCCGCAATCAGCATATTCGAGTGCGTAAACATAATTATTGGGAGATAGAAGATGATTGATGATTTAAAAATTGATATTGAAAAATTTAATAGAATCGTTAAAGCAATTAAAAAAAGCAATATGAAAGAAGTTTCATTTGAGTTTTTAGTTGGTAGTTGTTTCCCAAAGGCGCTTGAAAATGTTAAAGAAGAGATGAGACGTCAATATACATTAGGATATGTTGAAGGTCAAAAGGAGGGAAAAGAATGATTAAATGGGCTTTATTAAATATTCTTTTAGCCTTTACTACTGGAGTAATTGCATTACTTTCAGTATCAAGGCATAAAGATATAGATTTAAAACCTTTTGAAAAAAGAAAGGTTTATTTAGCAAAAAGTATTGCTGTATATATTGGTATAGTTGCTTGTTTAATTTGTTTATTTAGTGAACAATCAACTGGTATGGATATACTGGTTGCAGATAAATGGTCAATTATATTATTTTTCTTTTTAATAGGAGAATTATTAACAGATTACTTTGTAGCTAAAAAATGTCATCCTAAACAATGGAAACATTATAGAGATAGAGATGACGAAAATGAATAAATATATTTTTAACGGTCAATCTTAATAGATTGGCCGTTTTAAATTTTGACAAAAAAAATTTTTTCTGGTATAATATATATAGAATAAGAAAGGAGTTTTATATTATGCAATTCAAAAAAACAGAAGTATATAATTTTGAAGGTAGTTTTAGAGGTATGCGCAATCCGATGAATTCATGGGATAGGTCTGATAGTTGTTTTGGCATTGTAGATATCTATAATAGTGATGCATTAACAGACGTATGTGATGCTTGGATTGATGATGAAAACGAAGAACGTATTGAGCGCGGACTTGAACCATATAGTCATGATATGGAACGTTATAATGAATATTATGATAAACTTGAGGAATATGGTAATTGGTTAAAAGAAAACGGTATTTTATCAAAGAATTTAAATTATGATGATTTGTATAACGTAGCTTTTCTTGGACCACATGATTTATATCTTGCTAAAAGTCTTGTTCTTGCTGGCGCAGAACACGCAAAATTTTTGCGTCAGATTTTTGTATCTGTTGATATTACCGCGCCGCTTTATTGGTGGAAAGAATTTGATACATATAAAGTTGGTACGGTAGCTAATTCAACATCTACAATGCATAAACTTTCAGCAGAGCCAATTACAAAAGAAATGTTTAACTTCGTTGATAATAGCGATGATTTAATTGTAAGTCAAGGTAAATCAATCTGTGGTGAATGGGAATATGTATTTAGTGACTATATTGATGATATAGTTGATATGTGCGAAAATCTTCGTCTTAAATTCAAAGAAACAGGCGATGCTGCATATTGGAAAGCACTTATACAAATACTACCAAATGCATATTTACAAACTCGTACAGTAACAATGTCATATGCCAACTTACGAAACATATATTTTCAGCGCCATCATCATAAGCTGACCGAATGGCATGAGTTTTGTGATTGGATACAGACATTACCATATAGTAAAGAACTTATAACCTTAGGAGGAAATGATGAGACTCATTAAAAGAACAGAAGAATATGTAGTAGATTCCGAAGAAGATGCAATCAAACTTATCCAAAACTTTAAAGATGATGCAGAGAAAAATGGATATATACTCGGCGCGAGTGGATATACATACAAAACAAAGAAAGCTAAAGGTGAAATCATTGGTGAAGTTTGGGTATGTAAAATAACAAAAATACTCGGAGGTGTTTGGGACGATTATGAATGATGAAGAAAAAAAAGAAGGATTAGAAATAATCGAAGAAGACGCATTTGAACCTGAAATGAGTGACGAAGAACTTGAACAATTCTACGAGGATAATAAAGATGCTATCGACCTCATCGGTGGTCTTGATATGTTTGAATCTTTAATGGGTCTTGATGATGAAACATTTATTCAACTCAAGCCACAAGTTCTTCAACTCTTTGCAGAAACCCTTCATGAACCGGAATCCATTTCAGAGTTTAGAACACTCGCTATCGCACAAGGATATACACAAGAAACTGCTAAGGCAGACTTTGAATTAGCTGTTCAGGCAATTAATGAAATTGATTTCTTATCTGAAGCTAAAAAAGATTTTCTTAAAGAAATCTATACAATGGCAAGTAATCAACTAGCCGCAGTAATTGGTGAAGCTAATCCTGTGATACGAATACCCTGCGAAGTTGCCGAAGGAGTCAAAGTCCCTGTCTACGTGCATGAAACGGATGCTGGCATGGACATATTCGCAAATGATGAAATCACTCTGGCGCCAGGCGAGACTAGAATCATTGGAACAGGTATTAAAGTCGCTATCCCAGATGGATACGCTCTTCTCATTCAGCCACGTTCCGGACAATCCGCAAAAACAAAACTTCGTATTGCCAACACGCCAGGTCTCATTGACTCCGGATATCGCGATGAAATCGGTGTCATCATGGAAAACATTGAGCCACCTTTCAAAGACATCGACTATGAATTCGATGAAAACGGAGAAATTCACATCAAGTCTATACTCCATGGAGAGGCTTATACAATTGCACCAGGACAACGTTTTGCCCAAATGCGATTAGTTCAAGTTCCAAAAGCCGAATTTGTGCAAGTGGAATCTGTAGGAGAAATTGGCGAAGACCGTAAAGGCGGATTCGGAAGCACAGATATAGTTGAGTAAAATTAAAATCGAAGATATAAGAAAGGCGGCGATAGAACACGGTTGGGAATTATACTCAACCGAATATAAAAATTTAGATACAACACTTGAATTTATATGTGAAGAAGGACATCAAGTCTTTCTTCCATATAAAAAAGTAAGAGACAAATGGGAATGTCCAATTTGTATTAAAAATCAATTCACATATTTTGAAGAAAAAATAATTCCAAAGAAAAAGAATATACAGCGTTCAATTGGACTTGACCAAGCTACTCATAGTACAGGCTATTCAATTTTCGATGACGGAGAACTTATCTATGCTGGTACATTTGAGGCGGTCGCAGACGATGAAATAGAACGTGATATAGAAATAAAAAATTGGCTTATTCAATTAATTGCAAATTGGAAGCCAGATTTAATTGGTATCGAAGGTATTCAATTGCAACAACTTAATAATAAAACTGTTGGAGTCACGACTTATCAAACACTCGCGCGACTGCAAGGCATACTTATGGCAACCTGTGTAGAACAACGCGTTGACTACATCATATGCCCGCCCGCGACATGGCGTTCGCATTGTGAGGTGAAGGGCCGCACACGTGCAGATAGAAAACGGTCAATGCAAACAAAAGTCAAAGAATGGTTTGATATAACTGTCTCTGATGATGTAGCTGATGCAATTGGAATCGGTAAATATATAAATGATAAGCATAAAAAGAAAGTTGAAATATTCAACTGGGAATAGGAGGATTAGTTAATGGTTAATGTAACAATGGACCAAATTATTGCTTTTAGAAATAACGGAGATTTTTTCAGTAATACAACTCTTCCGCTTAAAGGTGCGTATAAACTGAATAAAATTAAAAAAGCAGTTGAGAAAGAAGGTGAGTTTTATACTGAAAAGTTCCAAGAAATTGTTGAACAGTATGCAAAGCATGATGAGAATGGGCAGCTTGTGTTTAGTGATGATGGAAATCAGATTTTAATTAAAGATGGAATGGTTGATGAGTGTAATAAAGCACTAGAGGACCTTCAAAGTTTAGAAGTTCAAGTTGAAACTTATGGACTTACACTTGATGATCTTGGAGAGAATCTTGAATGTACTCCAGAAGAACTTGAAGCGCTGATGCCATTTATGGAATAAAGCAAATTAAAAGAGGGTTTAAAACCCTCTTTTTTAATGCTTATCTAAAGTTTCTTACTTGTGTTACATTTCTGTATCCTGCACCTTTTGTAATTTCTTTTTTAACTTTTTCTATTACTCTATCTACGTCATAATCTTTTTCAATCTTATCTACATTCACATTAATTTCAAATATATTATCTCCACCATATGAATTATTAATTGAATTAGTTGAACCAATTGCTTTACTCAATACATCACGTAATGCAAGAAAGTTTTGTGTATCTTTAGCATTTAATACAAGCTCTGGTTTTGAAGGAGTACCATCAAGCCAAGCTGGACCAGTATAATCTGCAAGACCTCCAGTGGCATATTTGCTCCAATCTTTTATTGCGTTTTTGGATTTATTAGATACATTACCCCACCAACTAGTTACTGTTGCTTTACTATAACCAGCTTTTTTTGCTGCTTTTACCACTTGTTTCCAAGTTAATCCTTTGGTTTTAGCTAAATCTTTACCCATTTGTGTCATAGATATTCCTGCGGCTTTAGCATGAGCTACAACACTTTTAAATTCATTAGCGCCCATTTTTTTATTGCTTTGTGCTGCTTGAACTTTAGCTTTATAAGCATTAAGTGGATTAGGCTTAGCAGCAGGGGCTGGAGCAGAATTTGAAGTAGAAGGCGTGGATATAGCTTTTGTTCCACCTTCTGTTACTTTTCCTCCATTACTTAAACTAACACTACTTCCTGAACTATTAAGCCCGTCTATACCAGCTTTAATAGAATCTAATATACCACTTTCTTGACCAGACCAGTTAGCAATTTTAATTGTGCCGTCTTCAATCTGATTAATTATTTGATTTTGAGCTTGATCGCTTGAATATAATGCATCTTGTTTATCTTTATTGGTTATTATACCTAAATATAATTCTTCAAATTGTCTTTCTAATTGTTCTTTAATAGCATCTGGTTTTGTATCTGCTTCGTTGGCTGCCATAAAGGCTTCATACATGGCCTGTTTATTATCAGGGTTTTTAGGATCAGCCAACCATTGATTAACTAAACTAGCATTATTAATGGCATCAATTGTTGCTGATTGTAATTCAATTTGCTGTTCTCTTTGTTGGGCTGCTTGATCGGCTTGTTGTTGTAATTTATCAAGCATTTGGTCTTCAAGAGAACGTTGATAATCTTGCTGAGCATTGGCAATTTCTTGTTGTAATTGAGCAATTTCAACCTGATGTCCGCCCGAAGTGTCTGCTTGTAACATTGCTAAACGTTGTTGTTTTTGAGAAATATCACGTTCAGTTTTTGTATTATCTTCTTGTTGCCTACGTTCATCAAGTTTTCTTTTTACTCCATCAAGTAAATTTTTAAAAGCACTATCTAAACTATCAGATAACTTTTTAAAATTGTCAAGTTCTTTTTTCTGCTCTGCATCACTAATTTCCCATAACTGGTTAGCGTAACCTGCCCACTCATCTTTTAAGGTTTTTAACTCATTGTAAAATTCAGCAGTAGAAGAGGTTATAGTATCCATACGATTATTTATGGCATCACTTTTATCAACTAATGATTTTACATAATCTTGAATAGCTTTAGCTTTTTCATCATTTATTAAACCAGCTTGTCGATCAGCTTCAAAACTAGCAGTATTAAATTTAGTGTCTAAAGTTCCATCTGCTCTTTGAGTAACAGTCAAATATTTCCAAGCATCATCTAAAGTATTAATTTGTTTTTCTAATTTTTCACCCCAGTTTAAATAGCCCTTTCGGTCTGTTTCATTTAAAGTTCTTCCATCTGGACCTTTATTTGTTTTTAAATAACCTTGAATAGCTGTTAATGTTGCTTTTTCATCAGCTAAACTCATTGTACGACGTAAATCATCACGCTCTTCACCCAATGCTTCAATATTATTTTGTAAATTAGTAGCCTGAGATTGTACTTGCGTTGAAAAAGCATCAATTGAAGCTTGAGAAACATCCACTGCTTTTTGAATACCACTACCTACTTTTGCATCAAGCAATTCTGTGTATGATTTAGCTCTATTAATATGATTTTCTGCTTCTGCAATTTTTTGAGTAATATTCCAAATTTTTGTAAGTTCATTTTCCCAAGCAAAGAAAGTGTTATACAATTCTTCGCCGAATTTTTCAAGAGCTTCTTGAGCTTTTTCAATAGCATCTTCTGCAGATTGCTTTTTTGAACGTTCATCATTTAAGGCTTTGCTCGCTGCTTCGGCTACAGCTTTACGTTTTGCAGAACTTTTAATCTTTTTTAATGCTTTTTCATCTACTTGACCATTTTTAATATATTTAGATAAATCAATATAATCTGTTTTACTTTTCTTACCTTTTTTATAAGAAATTTCTTCAACTGCTACATTACCTTTTTTATATTCTTTTTTGCGTTGTTTTTTTGTAGCTTTTTTATTTAATCCACTAGATTCTAAAGCGTCTAATTCTAGTTTTGCTCTGTCTCTTTGTTGTTCATTTAATTTTTGATATTCTTTTATATTTTTAATATAATCATCACCGCCGCCTCCGCCAGAGGCAACAGATTCTCCTGTTTTTCGTAGAGTGGCTCGTATATCTTTTGTGTATTTCTCAAAATCTTTCGCAGCTCTATCCATTATACGTTGAGTATCTTGAGTACTACGAGCGATATTTTCCCACCAAACAGTTACTTTATAAACTTTATCTCCAATATCTTTAAAAGTTTTTTCAATTTGTTTTGCAGCTTTTTTAGTATCTGTATTTTTATTTTGTGTATTCTTATTACCACCACCACTAGTAGTAGTTGTAGTAGAGCCTTTTTTCTTATAAGAGCTAGCCTTAGCTGACATATCAGCGTGAGATCCAGCAGGAATTGATTTTTGCTTTAAAATACGTTTTGATTGTTCATGAGTCCAAACAACCGCATCTCCTGGTAAATTAACCATTTGCGGTCCATTTGCTCCAAGAATCATTGAACGATTTTCACTTGGAAGCCAAGCTATTTCATATCCCAACTCACCAGTAAGAGTTAATCCACCCTTTCCTTTTGGTCCAAGCTGTCCATAACTACCACGCGCAGCGGAACCCATTGAAGGTGCCGGAAAATATCCATGATTATGCGCACCAGTAGCTTCCTTAGTAACTGTTTCTTTTATTGTTTTTAAAGTAATAGTTTTGTCTGTTAATCTATGGAATGCTTGAACAGCGCTAGTTAAACTTTGAACACCACTTAACCCGCTAGTTTTCGCTGTTAAATTAATAGTTTTATTATTTAACTTACTAAAATCTTTAACTGCAGCTGATAATTTATTTGCTCCATCTGCTCCACTAGCAGTTACGTTAATATTTTTGTTGTTAGAAGCTTTTGTTAAAGATTCAGCTTGTTTTGCTGCATTTGTTAATCCAGAATCATTAACATTAATTTTAAAAGTTGCGCCTTGTTGAATTGTAGAAACTGTATTGTCTACTTGTGTTTTTAAATTAGTTAATTTAGCTTCACTTTCAGAAGTATCAACGCTAAATTTACTTTGGCTCTCTTGTGCTACATTTTTAGCTACATTAGCAACAGCTTGAGCACCAGTATTAACAGTAGGAGCAATATTAGAAGATGTGTTAGCTTCAGAATTTACATTATTAATTTTGTCCCACCAGTTTTTTAAGCGTTGCCCTACAGTTGTAATTGCTTTGCTAACATTATCATCAGCAGGTACAACATCCATAGCTAAAGCAGCTTTATCAGCTTGGGCAAATGCTTGATAAGCAGCACTAATTTTTTCTCCTAAAATAGAAGTTTTTTCTTCTAACGCTCCTGTAATTTGATCTTGATATTGAGAATCTAATTGTCCAAAAATACCTAAAGTTTGTAAATCTTCTGCTTTTGGTAAACTACCATTAATTAAATCTTTATATAGATTAGTAAAAGCTTGAGACTGTGCCGGATCAGAAGCAATTTGAGCTGGATCTAAATTGTCTAAAGCAGTTTTTAAACTTGTATTAATAGAAGTACGTAAAAGATAATCTGTTTTTCCTTGAATATCTTCCGCTTGCACCGCAGTTTGTTCCGCCGACAATGCACGCCCTTGTGCTCTTCCTTGGTCTTGAGATGCCAACTGTGCTTGACGTTGTGCTTCTTGTTCTTGTCTCGCACGCTCAGCTAATTTTTCTCCTTCTAATTGACTTCGTTCTTCTATATTTTTACGTTTTCGAGCTTGTTCTTCTGCTTCGTATCTTTGTTTAAGCTTCTGTCCCTCAATTTCTCCCTGCTCTTGTAATGTTTTTTGAGTTTTTAAGTTATCTTCAGTAGCTTTTTTCTCCGCCGCAGCTGCAGCCTGGGCTCTTTTATTTTCAGCCTCCCATCTTTGCTTATTGGCTTCTTCTAATTCTTTTTGCCTTTGTTGTTGAGCTTCTTTTACTCGCCCTTCATCTCTTGCTGTTTTACCTTCAGATTCAGTAACTGGTTTATTTTGTTCGCGTTCGGTTTGTGTTTTACCTCTTTCTTGCGCATTTTTATTAGCTTCTTTTGCTGCTGCTTCTGCTGCGTCTTGTTCAGTTTGTCTAGCTTTATTTCGAGCCTCAACTTCTTTTTGACGTCCTTCAGTTTCTTGCTTTTCTGCATCAGCACGCTTCTTCATAGCCTCATCGGCCATTTGAATATATTTATCTGTACGAGCCGCATCAGCTTCTGCGCCTTTTTGTACCTGTTTCCAATAATCTTGTTCTGCACCAGAAGTAATTTTAACTTTTTCCGCGGCAATGGCTGCAGTCTCTCTAAAACTATTAGCAACTTCTTGCATACTAGCTTTAGTCTGCTCATATTCACCAGCACTAAGGTCAACTAACTTACCATTTTCATCAAGTTTTTTACCTTTAGCAAAAGCTTGGGCTTGTGTATCTATTCCTTTTCCGCCAACTAATTCTTTATGAGCTTCGTCATAATCTTCTTTAGCTTCTTTACCGGTTCTTGTATCAGCTAAAGCAGCCACTTGAGCACTGATTGTTTCTAACACTCCAGTTTGCTTAACTAATTCAGGATTTTCTGCAGCTTCAATTATGCTACTATATAAATCATCATATTGAGCATCACTACCTAATAATCCTAATTGATCAGCATAATTTTTAATTTCGTCTTTAGTAAAATCGCCTGTTTCATTAAGAGTCTGAATTAAATCTGGAAGAGTGCTAACTCCCCAATCTTTAGCCATAGAATCTAAATCTTTAGGACTTAATTGAGAAGCATCAGCAGGAATAGTTTTTACTCCTTCATTTAATAGCTTTGCAATTTGCTCGTCTTGTTGTTCTTTACGAACATATCCGGCATTAGCTAATTCCGATCTTAAAGTATCTTCTTTAACATATAAATTTTGTTGTTCTCCAGGGGCAGCTTGAGTTCCTTTAATAGAATAATCACTGGCTGCTAAAGCTTTTCGAGCATCTTCTACATTCATAAAGCTAATGTCAGCAAATTGACGACCTTTATTAAGCATAGAAGTTAATAAATCATCAGAAATACCTAAAGCTTCAGCAACATTATGCCATTGATCATCTGGTATATTAGTAATTAATCCACTTTCTTTATCATAGGTTACTCCAGCTTCTGCTAATTTATCCATAGCATCTGCATTTTCAAGAACCCTATCTGTAAAAGCATCAAAACCGTCTTGCCCCTCACGAAGCATAGGTTCTAAGCCTTTAATCTTTTTAGCTACAGCCTCTGCTGCCTCATAACCATCTTTGCCTTTAGTGAGGCGTTCTATTTCTTTTCCGCTAAGTAAAGCTTCCGCACCAGTCCAGAATGTAGCATCACCCATGCCTTCGGCATGTTTCTGAATTTCACTACCATAAATATCCTTATAAGTTTCGGTAGTTTTATCAAAGATAGAACGCATTCCTTCTGCAGCGGTTGAATAATCTCGTTTCGTAGCTTCATTAAAGCTGTCTAATGCTCCTTCAGCCGCGGCGATTTCATCTGTTGCTGTATTTAATGCTTCAGTTAAGTTAGCTCCACCTTCTTTAGTAAAATTACTAATACGTTGAATTTGATTTTCAAGATATTCTGCAAGAGCATCTCCATAGGCACTACCTTCATCTAATGCTTCTTGTTTTAATTTAATTAAGTCTTGAATTGCAGGTTCAACATTAGCTTTATACTCGGTTTCATTAAGAGTAGTAGCAAACTCCTGTTGAGCTTCTTCAACTTTATCTAATGCGTCTTGATATTTACCGCTACCAGTTGTTAAATCAGCAAATCTAGCTGCCATATTATTCGCGGCCTTAATCATTTCACTTCCACTTAAATCTTGAGAAGCGAGATCTTTAAGACCCATATTAAGAGCATTTCTAAATTCTGGAGCAATTGATTCAAATACTTTCGAATTAGATACGTTTGCTAATAAATTATCATATACTGGTTGAATAGCAGCATCAAAAGCAGCACTATCTTCTCCTAATTTATCAAAACCTTTAATAACTGCATCACTTAATTTTACACCAGAATTACTTAAATCTGTTTCAATCTGTTGTCTATGTTTAACAAAATTTTGAACTGCTTTTTCTTCACCATTTTTTAAAGCATCAAGACTATCAATACCATACTTGGTAAAATCAAAATCTTTTACTCCAACAGATAAACCAAGTAAATCTGCTATATTTCTTACATCTGCTGCAAAAGGAGTTTTTTTATTGTTTATAAGACCAGCATCTTCTGCTTTAGAGCTAGTAGGATTAACAATACTGTTTCTATATTCTGAACTAATATTTCTAGCATTAATTAACTTTTGTAAAGAGTCCTGTTCAGTATAAGTTTTATAAGCCTCATCTCTAATTTCTTGTTGTTTTTTTAAGGTTTCGGCAAGTGCCTTATTATTATTAATAATAGCATGTCCTTGCGCATTATAACCTTCTACTATTTCAGGATTAATCGCGGCAATATCATCGACAATTTCTAAATAACGTTGATATTGTGAATCATCTAAACTTACATTATAGCCATTACTATCTACACCTTTGGATAATTGGGCAAATTCACTTTGATATGATTTAAGTTTGGCTATATTATCTTCAGCAGTTTTACTCGTTTCTTTAAAAGTTTCTGTTACTTCCGCACCAGCCTCTTTAACTTGTTTAATATGATGACGCACTAATAAAAAACCAGCAGCCAACGCAGCAAGTGGAGCTGCAACTGCAGCAATAGTAGAACCTGCAACCACAACTGCACCAGTTGCATCAGTAATACCTACGGTAAATAAACTAATTATACCAGTAGCACCCGATATAGATGCTCCTATTGTAGAAATTGCACCACCAAAAACAGCAATACCATTGCCTACTACTCCTAATGGACCACCCAATTGAGATAAGGCATTACCAAAAGCAGAAATACCATAACCAGCTTGAGTAAATTTATCTGCTATCGCACCGATATCATTGGCAAAGCGTCCCATGTCAGAAACAACGCCTTTTGCTTCGCCATGTCCTTGCCTTTTGTCTATTGCTTGTCTAAAATATTTTGCATAAGCCTCTTTTTGTGCATCAGTAGCTTGATTGTTATACCAATCTTTAAATTCATTACTTCGGAAACCATATGCATCAGGATTACCAACCAAATACTGCATAGCTTGTTGATGAGCTTGCTGAGTTGATTCTCTAGCAAAAGAACTAGAAAACCCTTTTGCCATATCAGTTCCAAAATATTGTCCCCATTTTTGAGGTTGTCCTATAAGTTCAATTCCTTTATCTACAGGAATTTGACCTTGTGACATTCCTTTATATATAGAATTAATAAATTGCCTACCTTCATTGGTTAGCTCTTTTGATAGTCCCTTAGAATTAAACCAATTTAAACTCGCCTGCTTCATGGCCAACTTAGTACCAGGACTATTATTAAACATAGAAAGTTGGTGTTTTGCATCTAAGTTTCCAAATAACTTAGATGTATCTCCCATCTTAAAGCCTTCTTTGCCACTTAATTGACTAAAAAGTTTCTTGGTATTGGCGTAATCCTCTTTAGAAGTTTCTTTAACTCCAGCAGTACTACCTTTTTGTCCTGCACCTTTAATACCTTGTCTCTTTGCGATCGCCGCAATTTGTCCCGATATTTTTGATAAAGATCCAACTATAGGAGTAGTAATTGCTTTAGCTTGATTTGCATTTTTACCTTGACCAAAAAGACCTACCTTGAGCCCTTCTTTTACACTAGATTTAGGATCAACTAATCCACCCAATCCACCGATTAAAGCATTAGCTCCACGTCCGGCCATTTTTAAACCAGTAAAAGCTGCAAACACGGATAAGAACGATTTAATCGCTCCACTACCCATACTTAAAGTATCAATTATTTTATTGGTAATATTTAAGAATCCAGTTAAACCGTCAACAGCCAGTTTAATCATGTTATTATTAGCAATACCCATGGTAAACTGTTGCCATGCATTGTGTAACTGATTTAACTTAGATTCTAATGAATCCATTGTTTTTCCAAACTGCTCATCTGACGCGCCGGCGCTATTATTAGCAGCCTCCATTAATTGCATAGTACGGTCATAATTACTAACCATCGCAATAAAACGAGACTGTTGTCTACTACCTGCGGCAGTAGTTGCTATATATCTTTGTTGACTTTGAGATAAAGTATCCCATTTAGCTGAAATATCTAGCATTACCTGGTCAAATTCTCTAAATTGACCATTTGTATCTTTTAAGTCAACGCCAATAGTCTTTAAAGCCGCGTCAATTTTATTATAGTCAACCTCTTCTCCATCAACTTCGCTAATTTCAAGAGGATTTTTTTTCATTTCTTGGAAACGTGCGACAATTGTTTTCATCGCAGTACCAATATTTTCAGCCGGCTCTCTTGTAGTTTCAATTGCTTGTGCTAAGAAAGCTGTTGTTCCTTCAAAACTTGCTCCTGCAGACGCAGCAATTGAAGCAGTACGCTGCATAGCAGTACCGAGTTCTTCAGTATCTGAAGCCGTAATCGCAGCTAATTCTGAATATACATCATTAACACGCTTCGCTGAAGTTTCATTTAACTCCATATTAAAACCACGAAGCGCCGCAGTCATCATGTCGGTAGTTTCTGCATAATCAAGGCCAGCAATACGAGCCATCTTCATGGTTTCTGCACCAAGTTCGAAAGCTTGTTGCTGTTCCAAACCCTGTTGATAATACAGAGTCATTGTTTCATAAGCACCTTGAGTAGTAGCTCCTAATTGATTAGCAACCCTTGTATATTCAGGTAACATACCCCATAAATCACTAACCTTATAATCAGTAACTACTGCAGTTTCTGTCATTGCTTTATCAAGTTCTTTAACAGATTGAACTGCTTCATCAATTCCCCTCTTTAAAAGGTTTATCATATTTCTTAAACTAAAGAAATATTGAGTTGATTGCTGAAGTTGCTCTACCTGTTGCGCTGCAGACATAGATTGTTGAGCGAAGCCGCGCGCAGCCTCAGCGCACTGATCATAGCCTTGCTTTAATTGGTTTGCATCTTGAGCTTGTTTAGCAAGATTGTTATTATAATTACGTTCACCAATTTTTTCAAGTTCACTCTTTTTATCAACAGCATCACTTAATGATTTAGTTACTTGTTTAAGTTCTGCGTCGTCAGCTGATAAAACAGTACGTAATTTTTCAAAACCTTGATGTAGTAATGAAACATGTTCTCCACTCTTATATAAATCTTCGGCACTCTTATTAAATTGAATAAGCCCCATTTGTTGAAAAGTCTTAAGCAATCCAACGCTTGCACCCTTTAATTTAGTGGCCTGCTGTTCAATTTGAGTTAAACCCTTGGCTGCATCAGTAAAATTACCACTTTTAACACTATTCGTCATTTCCTTCATAGAAGCGGATACAGTTTTTGAACTTTTAACTGCACGCTCCATATCGGAAACTAACTCATTTAATCCTATATCAACTTTACCTTTTGTAGGACTACTAAACTCAAACTTAATAGAGCCAAGTTTATTTTGTACATCTTGTTTTAACTGGTCTATATCTTTTTGAGCATTTTTGATAGCTGTAGCATCGGCCTCAAGATATATTTTTTTACCAGAAAGCTCATCATAAACTTTAGATAATTCTGAAAAAGAACTTTTAATAGTTTTTTCTAATTTTTCTAACTGTTTTAAATCAGTTTTTGTATTAACCCCTTTTTCCATTAACTCTTTATATTTAGTTAATGAATCTTTCAATTTATCAAATTGTTTTAAGGCATCACCTGTTAAATTAGCTGGTAATTTTAAACCATTAAAAGCACCCTGCATACTTTTGACGCCATTTAATACGCCACTAACATCCATATTGGCAGCTACAGTAACCCCTACAGTTGCTTGACCTCCACCTGGTGCCATTCTTTTTTCCTCCTAATTTTTTCAATAAAAAATGACGTTAATTAAAAATTAACGCCATTCGGAATCTCTATCTATATCCTCATCTAAATAATATATCTCTAAGGCTTTTGAAGTTTTACGCCCACCAACAGATAAAGCCGTTCCTTTAAATTGTCCTACTATTGGCTGCGCATTTTGTCCTAAAGTGAGATTGAAATCTGACGTAATTTTTAATTTCGGAATGTAGATAATTGCAGTATGAGTTTCACCAGTTATATCATCTTTAATTCTTGATCTACCCTCTAAAGTTAAAAAACCATCAAAGATTTCTTCACCAATTAACTCAACATCTGCACCATTATCATATCCATATTCATAATCTACAACAACTTCTTTATAGATTAAGGGAGTTTGTAATATACCTTGAGTTTTATCTACCCAAGTTAAATCTGTCAGCTTCTCACCTGTTTCTCTATTATAAACAAAAATCCACGAATCTATAGGTACGTGGGTTAATGTAATTTTCCCCTCATCATCGGTCTCAAGTTCGTCTCGTTGCGCTATTCGAATTCTTTTTCCCTCGTTTATAGAAAGGACCCGCGCATTATGCATAAGACCTAATTGTGTTTTTGAAAACACACCTTGTGTGAAAATTAAATTTACTCCCTCAGTCCTGTCCCAAATTACTAATTTCTTATTTTGGTAGCCACCTTGTGCGGCTATTTCTTTATTTATTTCTTGAAAATTAGCAATTTGAATCTTATCAAATGCTGCGACCACTTCACCAGCCGCATATTGAACTCCTTTTATCTCTATAGGATAAGTGGATTTTAACTGCACTGAATACAGTTCTTGCATACCGAATTCATTATCCATTGAAGTCTCCTAAAATAAAATGAGGAGAGACGTTGCCGCCTCTCCACCATTAAAGTTCGTTTTATTAATTAATTCTCATCAGTAATATTAGCGCCTTCAGTTAATGAACCACTAGCTGATGTAATAGTTGAAGCATCCCAAGCATCACCAGAAGATACTGCTGCATAAGCTGCACGCTGATTTGGACCATTATAATGATCTAATACAGAAGCAACACCTTTATTCTTAATAGCATCACCAGTACCACTCTCACCAAGGCTGTATTTAACAAGTTTAACCATTGAACCATCATTAGCTTTTAAGCACTGAACAGTCATAGCAAATTCTGCTGGATCACCATCAGCTTCCATTGTAAGACTTACATCCTCGGCAGAAACCTTACCCTTTGGAATAATAAATTGTAAAAATTCATCTTGACCAGACTGGAAGTTTCTAGCATATGTATCGCCAGTAATATAATAAGTGTTTGAATTGAAATTAGAAGTAATATCAATTGTAATACCATTTGATACAATACCAGTTGAACCAATACTACCATCTGCAGCAACAGTTACAGCATCAAGTAAATCAAAAGTAACAAAATCCCATGGGTCTGGAGTACCTTTTGTAGCATTTGCAACAGTTACAGGGGATGGATCAGTTTCGCCTGTAGCATATACAAAATAAGTACATTTAGTTTTATCAATTGCATAAGTAACGTCTTTAATGCTAAATTTCCAATAATTTGTTGAATTACTACCAGTAGCAGAAGTAACATCACTAAACTTTAAAGTTTTTAATACTTCTTGACCACCAACAGAATTATCTTTCATAGTACCACCGAACATGATACCAAGAGATTTAGCACTAAATAAAGCGTCTGTAAGCTCTAATGTAAGTTCTTTATTAGTATCCCAAGTAAGTAACTTAACATTACCCTTACCACCTCTAGCATCTACTGTTTCTGAACTCTGGCTCAGTGTAGAAGTCTTCAGAGTATCAAGATAAAGTACAGGAGCAGAAGGAGCACCCTTAGAGTCAAGCTCATAGAACATGACGTCAGCGACTTCTTTGATAGCATATTTATCAAGAATAATTGCCATATTAAATAGCCTCCTATAATTCTTTTTCGTCTATATTTTTTATCCAATATTTTGGTTTTACTTTTTTACTATCCGCGCCAGCAAGAAGTGCTCGAATATCTATATCATATTCTTCCTTCTGCTGCTCCATGGCTATTAACCAATGAACGCACGCATAGCTTATCTCTCCAATATTAAGTGGATTTAATCCAATACCCATACAACAAATTGCCGTTAACAAAGTTCCAAAAGTTGGCGCATTTTTTTGTTTTTTCTTTTTAAGAATTTCCTCGCTTTGTTTAATTTTCATTTTATAGCGTTTAATACGTGGATCTAAATTTTCTTCTTCTGGGTCTGGAGGTTTTTCCATTTCCACACCTACAACCTGTCGTATCATATTTTGAAATTCAAAATAATTTTCTTCTGTTAAAAGTCTAGGTTCTTCTAAGTCCACATCTGGGTCTAATTCGTCTTCACTTTTACCAATTAGTAACATCTCAATTTCCGGCACAATTGTCACCGGCTCATGTATAAATTGATTAAAAGCTTCATGTATTTTTTCTCTCACCTTGTCATCTTGATAATAATTTATTAACAAATATTGAAATGGTGTAGGAACTTGATTAACCCTTTCATCTTGGAGAAATGCTTTATCTAATTCCTCTTGTGTCATTGTAAATAACGACTGATAAATCCCAAAATCTTTATTTCCAACTACATCATTTACGGTTGGGGGATATATTTGACATATGCCTTTAAAATCAATTGGAAAACCAAGTAGAATCCTCTCATCAATCATATGATGTCAAAACGAAAGTTTGTTCATAAGCAGAAATTTCTTCGGTTAAAAAATTTAAACTGAAATCTCCACCCGTTAACTTTCCTAATCCTTCAATTTTCTTTCCATTTAAAGACTTCTGTACTTCCCCCATAATCGCAAAAGGTCTTAGATTTGTGTCTTTAATTATCCATTGAGTCATTGGAACAAATACTTCAATACTAATATTTACATTTTTAAACTCATTATTTGATGCCAACCCACGCGCCCGCGCGATACGAACAGCAATAATTGAGTGAGCAGTTTCTTTTGGACCGACACGCGGCACAATTTTAACTAATTTTTCAAATATCTCATCTTGTATTTGTTCTTGAGTCAAATCATCATGACTCAATGGGTCTTTATCTGTATAATACAGTAATTTAAGTAAATTCTGATTAGCTAGAAGTCTTTTTACTATATATTGTGCATTTATACCAATATCAGTACAATTTCTTACGTTCATGCTTCACCTCCTCGATTCAGCCAATAGAAATCATCAGCGTTATCATCATCATCTTGAACCGGAGGCTCACTATTATCTCTTATATATTGTGGATCTACTGATACAAATTCAACTCCAGGAGTTGATTGTATATCATAGCCCGTCACTACATAAGCTTCTGTAAGTTTGCCTTGAGTGACTTCTAAATAATCGTCCTTTCTTATGTTTTCATTTAGTGGTATAATAAAGAAACTCAATTTCAGATTTTCTGTATATAAAACCTTACTTCTACTTCTTGACTTTAATTCATCTTTCAACATATTGTCTTCCTGACCATAGAAATATGCCCAAGTACTACATTTCTTACCTTGTCTATTCTTCCAAGTAAGATAATGAGTCATTTTCAAAACAATATATCTATTATAACCACTTGCTTTTATATCTTCTAAATAATAAATAAGCCAAGGACATAAAATATTATCTTTATCTGGGATAAATAATATAGTTCCATTCGGCATATCTAAATGAACATCAGTTAATAGATAGTGCATCGTCTTCGTTTCATTCTGCCGCATTGGTGTAAGTTCACCTTCGCGCATCACGCCTTCATACTCAAACTCTACATAATAAACCGACTTCATCAATTGCCGTCTAAAATTTTCTTCCCTTTGTCCTTGTATACGAGATTGCCAGTCTACTCCGTAATGATTTAACCTCTTTAAATACACATCCTCATAGTATCCCATCTTCTACCTCCCCATATTTAGAAAGTAAAGACATACAATCAAAAATTGTACTTCTAAAATACTCATACCGTAAATATCTTAAAGAGGAAACCTTATGAAATAAAGTGTAATAGTTAATAGTTCGTTCTTCAGGTTCAAAACCATATAACTCAATTAAAATTGAATCCAAGAACTTCTCCCATTCCCTTCCTTTCTCGTATTCACAAAGTAATCCGAATAGCTTATTCTTCAAACTATTCGCATACCCTTCATCCATACCAGGAATATATTTCATTTTAATCTCCCGCCAATTGACTATAAGTAAATGGTCGTCCCTTGCGCGAGCGATAGTAAATACGCTCAAGCTTTAATGCTTTATATTCCTCTCTTTCAAGTAATTGTTTTAACTTATCTATTAAATTAGCTTGTGAAAAGTCCCTTTCCACATACAACGGCTTAACATTTTCCCATGTCATAATTGTACGATTAAGCCATTCGCATTTCATATAGGTTGCAAGGATTTGAATCTCTTCATTACAGATATTCTCATCTACAAACATATCGTCCTGGATTTCCAAACTAACTCTAGGAAACTTAAAATAAGGAATTGCCGCATCTAATAAGGTACGCCAATCTTGTTCTCTTTCTTCATCTGTCCAATTTAACCATTCGTCTTCAAGCATTTTTGATAAAAATGCTTCATATACGTCATAGACTGAAGCCATTTTATTTCTCCTTTACTGTGGCTTGGTCGTCCCTATTTAACTTAATGGCTTTCGTAATATCAACATCTACATATTGCTGAATAATTTCGGACTTATCATAATCCATAATCTCATTTGCAATAGCATATGCGGCCAGTTCGTTAATTTGTTCAATTGGAAGTTCTTTTACTTTCTGTCTGAACTCTGCTACTGGCATTACCTTAAGATAACGCTTTCTTTGCTCATCATTTAGTGTAATAATGTTAACTGGTTCCTTCGCATCTTCTGGCTCAAGACCCAGCGCGATTTTAACTTCCATGTCATCAATACCGAGAATACCGTTTCTGAACATATTCTCTACTCCAGGACTATACATAGCCTCTTCTAATTGTTCAAAAGGGATTACCATAGTTGCACCTTTTCTTTCCCAAACTCTTCTAAGTCTGATGTCAGGTACAGTCAGTACAACCCTTTGTGAAACTAAACTTACAACCTTTACCTTTTTATCCATTTTAATACTCCTTTTAACTCCTAAGCCATATGTATTCTGCGGGCGGTCGCCTATGGATAAACATAGACAGCTCTATGTCGTCAACATAGACGGGCGGCCGCAGTATAAATACAACCTCAACATTTAAAAATAAATATAGGGAGGGGAATGAACCCCTCCCCTATCTAACTCATTATACGTTCGGATACATCTCCTTATATGTCTGAGTGATTCCTTCATTCTTATAGATAGCCCAATTGTGATAAGCAAGAATAGCTGTACCAATCTTTCTATAAGTATGAATTTCCATGGACTGGTCTGCATTGACGAAATCCCACATCTGAGTATTTCCTTCAAATACAACCTTAACAACTCTTTCACCACCTGTAGGCAGTACGTAAGCAAGTTGTGGGTCAATCCATGTCTCTACATTGTTCTCATCAACAAATGACTGTGGAATCTGAACAATCGGAGTTCCTCTAAAGATGTTAATATATCCTTGGTTATGGATAGCATCGATATCCTGTGGGTGATATACGCCACCGTAATTGCCATTAGCAGCAACTGGAACGATAGCATCAGCGCCCATAGCAGCAACGAATTCAGGCGGTGCAAAGATAACAGCGCCAGAACCATATGCTCTAACTGTCGAAATCAGTTTCATCATTTCCTGGCCATCAAAGTCATTACCAACTGTTACGTTAGCTCTATTGTTAGCCGGAACACCCTGCTGACTTACAGCCGCGCGCAGTGCTCTTTGAACCTCTTGATATACAGCATCTGTCTGAGCCTCTGTAAGAAGCTGAACGAGTTCTGCCATATTCTCAGCACCATCAAGCATTCTCTCGAAGTCAATGCTGCAAGCTCCACCGATTGCATGACCGCTCAGTTCAAAGTAGCCATGGTCAAGTCTGAAGCTTTCATATACGCCCGAAAGACCAACCTGAGTAAGGAACTTTCTTGCTCTTGTTCTTCCAAGCTTTGTTTTGAAGAGAGCTTTCTGGCCCTGTGGAACTTGCTGAACTTCAGCAAAAATACCTACAGCGTCGATAACTTTCTTAGGAACTACTTCATCAGCAGCCTCAATTATAATTTCATAAATGTCATATCTGTTCTTCATGAACTGATTAACGGAACCAGCTAATTCTCTGAGTCCTTCGCGAAGAGCATCATCTACGTTTTCAACAGAGAAGTTAGTTGGAGCCTGACCCTTAGCTGCATAAACAGCTAATTCTTTCATTTCTTTAATAGTCATTCTTCATACCTCCCTATTATGCTTCAAGAACCTGGAACTTCAGAGCAAACTGATTATCCGGCATTGTTGTCTTCTCAACAACAAGCAGTACAGGA